TTCCCCTCTGCGCTGACGCTGCCGGATACCCGTGGGGGGTATGCAAATCGGCGCATGTTTGATGCTTTCGGGAGGCCTTGATCGGGCCCGTCGCGCCCGTCGAGAAGGCCACGAGGAAGCCACGAGGAAGCCACCCGAGCAGCGGCACAGCACACGAGAGCCCGAGCCAGCCCGAGCGGCAGCGAGAGCGAGAGCAACGAGCGAGCAGGAGAAGCCAGCCCACGCAAGGAGAGGCGAGCGCAGCGGAAGCCCACGCCGCGCAGCAGCAGCAGCCGGACAACCAGCGGCAGGGGAAGCCAAGCAAGGACGCCCGAGCAGCCGCAGCCCAGCACAGTGAGCGGCACGACGCACCAGCCGCCGCCCGTTGATCGACGGCGCGCCACCTTGCAGCTATGTATAGAGATGAATGCAGACGGCGAACGCCTCGAGAACCGGCGAGCGACCAGCCGAACGGCGAGCCCACGCAAGGAAGAACGGAAGAACGGAAGGACGGAAGGAAGGACGGCGCACCGCACCGCAGTGCAGTGCAGCCCGAGCAGGTGACAGCAGCGAGCAGACAGCAGCAGCCCGAGCACAGGCAGCAGCCCGAGCCCGAGCGGCAACCAGATCGAAGGCCACGCCGCAACTATGTATAGGGATGGAGGCGAACGAAGCCCGAGCCCGCCCGCGCTACTCGTTAGAGTCCGGCACCCATGAGACCAGGTGAAGGAGCGGCAGCGGAGCAGCACAACACGGCGCAAGGACGCAAGGACGGCGCAGGCCAACGGCGCGCAGCTCGAGCAGGTGGCAGTGCAGTCGAGCGCAACGGAAGCAGACAGCAGCAGCCGGAAGGAAGGAGGGAAGGAAGGAAGGACGCAGGGAAGGAAGGAAGGAAGCCAACCGAGGCGGACAGCTAGCGCAACCAGCACCGCGACCACGGCGCGACCAGGTTGCAGCGGCGATGAAACCTCACAAAGAAACATATATATCTATTGCGTACCCGTTTGGGACGTGATACTATTTAGCCAACGGAGGCAAGCAGCCACCCAGACGACGGAGCGAAGGAGCACCAGACCATGAGCAAGACCACCCGCACAAGCAAGAAGCAAATCCACGAGCTCGAAGCTATGGCACGCGAGACCATCGACAAGAGCGCCCGACTCTATGCCCGCAACGAGTACGACGCGACCGGCAAGGCCTACGCAGTCATTAACGGAACCCGCACCGCCTACGCGAGCAATACCGCACTGTATGACGCAGTAGCCGAGACGGTTTTAACCAAGCAGGCCGAAGAGTTTCAGTCCGAGCCCGAGCCCATCATCTACGCCACCGAGCGCACCGAGGCCACCGAAGCCACCGAGAACGCCGCCCATCTGGCAGACCTCGCAGAGCAGGCCGCGCATGACGTAGAGACCGCCGCGACCATCTGCGACGCCGACGCCTACGACAACCGCGCCCAGATGTACGCCGCAGCCGCCGCCGACGAGGCCACCCGCTACGACGCCGACGACGCGACCGAGCGCCATGCAGCCCGTGCAGCCCGTGCAGCGGAGCAGGCCCGCGCAGCCCTAACCGCCCGTGTGAACGCCGGACTGACCGATGCCGACACCGCCGCCGCGCTTAACAGCGACTACGCCCGCACCTTGACCAATGAGGCCATCGAGAAGGCCGGAGCAGACCCCGCCGCCATCGTGAACGAGGCCATGAACGAGGCCACCGAGGCCACGAACGACGCCAACGACGCCGAGCACCTCGCAACCGCCGCCGCCATCGAGTACGACGCCGACGCCGCAGCGGCATCTGCAGCCCGAGCCCGCCGCGCAGCCATCCGCGCAGAGCAGGCCGCGAGCAAGGCCGCAGCCGCCGCCGAGCCCCGCCCGACCTACCAGCGCGCCGAGCTCCTCGCATACCTCGGAGAGCCCGACGACTACGACGTTACTGCCATTGAGCACGACGCGACCGCCTACGACGCCGCCACAGGCCGCACCGTTTGGGCAGTGGACGCCGAGACCCTCGCAGTCATCGCCGAGCGGCACCAGCTGCAATTCTACGCCCCCGCATTCTAGGAACTAAGTCCACACACTCAAAGGAGCGAAAGGAGCCCCAGACCATGAACGTAACCCGCCGTCAATTCCTCGCAGGGCTTGCAGCCCTCGCAGCCCTCGCAGTGACCCCCGAGCCCGCCGAGGCTATGCCGCGCAAGTTTCGCCATTGTCCGCAGGTCGAACAGAACGGAGTGAGGTATTTACTCTGGAAGCGTTGCGCAATCGTGACCCGCACCCCGAACCGCGCGAGTGTCACCATCCCGCACACCATCCGCCACGCCGGACAGACCTACCTAGTCCGCAGCATTTGGGACCACACAATCGAGATGTGCCCGAAGATTAAGCGCGTGATACTCAAGGCCCGCAGCCTCGAGGCCATCGAGGACCCCGCCATATTCGAGGACCACAGCATCAAGGTAGTGGCCTACGACCGCAGCACCTACCAGTGGTTGAAGCGCTCAGGCGTGAACGTGAGGAAGCACTTCTAGAGCGTTTGGCGAGTAGGGCACCGGCCCGCAGTCGGTGCCCGTCCCGCTGGACACCCACCAGCAGCGACGAGGCGAAAGGAGCCCCAGACATGAGAACCACGACCACATACACCCAGACCGTCACCATAGTGACCGACGACGACGGAGCCCGCACCATCACCCGCAGCCACCACGCCGACACCAGCGCAGAGTATTGGTTTACCGAGCTCAACCCCGCCGCGCAGGCTTATGCGATCGAGGAGGCCATCAGCGAGGAGGAGCGCACCGCATACGAGTGGGGAAGCCAAACGTATTTTGCTACGGATGAAATCCTAACCGCCGCCCGCGACCTCGAGAAGCACCAGCCCGTAGAGTTTGCGCAGGACTATGGTTGCAGCTGGTACGGAACAGCGAGAGGCACCGGCAACTGGTACCACCGCCCCGCAGACTGGCAGAGCGTCACCGAGCAGCAGGACACCGGCATTTGCTACAGCATGGACATATGCAACCGTTGGAACGAGTACGCCCGCCGCATCATCGCCATGCAGGAAGGCTATGAACAGGCCACAGACCGCGCATATATCCACGACGAGAACGCCGACGCCGCCGCCGACAATGGAGCCCACGAGATCGAGCAGGCGGAGCGCAACCGCGCGCGCTTTTACGAGGATATCGCCGAGCGCATCGAGGACGCCGCCGAGGAACTCACAGAGGACGCCGCGCGCGCAGTCGGGAATATCGTTGACGGACTAATCGAGTCCGAACGCGACTACTACCAGAGTCCCGAGTTTTGGCGCGAGTGGTTCAGCGAAGGAGATGAACGCTTTACCCGCGACGGCGAGCGCATCTAGCAGGCAGCACGCGAGCGGCTAGCCTCGACATTCTCCCAGCTAGTCGCCCGTTTTCATTGCGTATCCAACGGATACGTGATACAATGGAGTCCAGGGGGAAAGGCCCCCAGACGCAACGCCGCAAGAGCGGCAGGAAGGAACGAGAGCAATGAGCATCCCGAGGTATAGCAAGAAGGCACTCTATCAGCGCGCCGACATCGACACCGACAGTATCAGCGCTACGTATTTTCCGTATCCCGAGCCTACAGAGCAAGTCGGTTACTCGTGCGGTATCTATGGGTGCACCGCAATCTTGCGCAGAGGCTACATTTCCGGCGCACTCTATGCCGCAGAACCGTATGCCAATGGTGACGGCTACCAGAACTCGCAGTTCCTGCAGCAGATCGCCAACCGTGAGCGCTACGTCATCGAGCATCTTGACCATATCGAGGACGTAGAGCGCAGCAGCGACCATAGCCGGTCAGTGTTCGCATTTGTCGCCACCACCGGCGAGCGTTTTACCGTCGCAACGTTCGACTACGGCCACAACTGGACCATTTGCGGATAGCGACCAGCCAGCGCGTAGGGCCCCGCGCAAATAGGGCCCGCCCACCACGACGCCGCAGGAGCGGCAGGAAGGAGCGCACACCATGCGCAAGAGCAACAGCAAAGAGGCCCGCCGAGCCATTGAAGCCTATGTGCTCGAGGAAGTCAAAACGATCAACGAGCGCAGCGAGTACGACGGAAAGCTAAACCCCGCCCGCCCCGTTTCGTCCGCATTCGAGACCATCCGCGAGGAGATGGACTATCAGAGCTATATCGGGCCCGCCTCCGACCGCCCCGTATATGGTGCAGGCCTCGCCGCCAAGTACGACGCCGCAGGCCGTCACGACCACTACACCGCCTCGACCCCCTACCGCGTTATGTGGTTGTATGCGGCAATTGGCAACCTTGAAGCCTACACCGGCCCCATCTATCAGCGTTTGCGCGAGTGGCTCGACGAGACCCACGAGGAGTCCGACCGCTACACCGACACCGAAGCGGAACGCCTGTTTTACCACCTCACAGCCAGCGCGTTTGAACGCCTTTACAGCCGCGAGACCGAGCCGCACCGCATCCCGACTAGCGAGTTTAAACGCATCCTGCAGGAGCACAACGCCGGACATTTTTTCGACCGTAAGACCATGCGCTATCATCGCCAGACCATGCGCGACATCACTGTTACAGGCTTTCACATGGTAGACGCCTACGACGGCGCGCACGACTGCTACAAGATGGAGAGCATGCAGGCCAGCGACCCCGAGAGCCCGCGCCACCTCGTTACGTACTACTTCGACCGCCAGACGCTGCACCTCGTTTTTCCGAAGGAGGCATAACCATGACCACCAAGACCCCCATCGAGCAGGCCCGAGAAACCCGCATCCGCTACCACGCAAACGCCGAAACCCTCACGTTTAGGAGCGGAGACGGACACGCCCCGAGCTACGGCGCGAGCATCTACACCAACGACGCAGGAACTGTTATCGCCACAGTTGGCTACACATGGAAACCGACCCGTTACGACGGATGGGTTTTGATCGACCAGTACCGCAAGCGCTTTACGAATCGTAACGACGCCCGCCTATGGTGCGCGATGATGGCAACCGCCCACGGCGCGCCCTACCAGACCGAGCGCCCCGCGTACGACCTTTTCACCGTCTAGCGCCACCCGCTAGCGCACGGAGCCCCGAGCCCCGCGCGTTAGCTGGTAGGCACTAGCCCACCAGACCAAAGCGGCAGCAGCCGCAGGAAGGAGTATCAGACATGACCTACTACGCCACTCGCACCGAACCCGCAGCCTACGGAATGCCAGCCCGTACAGACGTTTACCGCTTTAGCAGCAAGAGCGCCCGCGATTGGTTCATCGAGCACGGCGAGCGTTACGACTATTGTTGTAACCCCCGCCCCGTCATGCAGGCGATAACCGCGAAGCAGGCGCGCACCCTCGCAGCCGTTGACGGTTTCGGCGACCGCTACGTTATCGACGACCGCGCCGGTGTAGTCTACCCGTACGGAACGACAGGCCACGACGCCTACACCCTCGAGTATTACAGGCAATATCCCGCCACGATCCCGCCCGCGCGCGACGTTGACGACCTCGCACGCCTCGACATGGACCTATTGCGGCAAGTGCAAGCCGCTATCAGTGATAGCCCGTCACGCTACGCACCCGAGGCCCTCGAGCGCATAGCCGCAGCCCTCACCCGTTAACCCGCTACACAGGGGAGCTACACGCCCCCCTGGTTAGCGCGCTAACAGGTAGCACGCACGACGCCGCAAGAGCGACAGGAAGGAGTCATATCCATGACACGCCATTACTACGCAATCCGCTACGCCTACGCCGGAGCGATCAGCGACGGCGACGCCCTCGCACGCTTTAGCAGCCAGCAGGACCGCGCGACCTTTTGCGAGCGTTTTCCCGTATGGGAGCCCGTCATCCTCGCAAGCATCCGCCACCGCTACGACGTGACCGCTTTTGACAACCCCGACCGCCACCAGCAGGCCGAGGACGCGAGCACCCCCGCCCGCATATTCCCCCGCAAGTAGACCCCGCCCAGAACGACGCCGCAACCAGCAGCAGACAAGGAGAAGGAACCATGAAACGCACCTATACGCCCAGCCTCGAAGAGCTCAGCCGTCAGTATGGTGAGCAGTATTTCACCGTGACCACCCGCGAAGCAGGCCACAAGAGCGAGCCCGCATTAGATTATGGCACCCTCGAAGACCTCGTGAGCATCGCAGATGCTACGATCTTTATTGCCTACGGAGACGCCGCCGACCTTGACCGCTACAGTATCCGCATCAGCTATGCAGGCCGTGAGTTGGTTTACATCCCGTGTGTGGGAGACGGTCCCGACAGCGCGCAGGTTATGCCGCAGCCGGCAGGCGATACGTACGAAGTGCGCGAGATTGACGCATGGGCCGACCCTGACGATAGCTGGACCTATAACACCACATACCGCCTCGGCACGTTCACCACGACCGGCGACCCCGCCCGCGCGTTTCGCCGCTACCTCAAGACCCACCACGGAGTAACATTCTACAAAGGCCGCACCGTGACCGAGTACGACGGCGACGTTTACGAGATATGCGACCGCGCGACCCGTCAGCCATTGTTTGCAGCCATCCCGCAGGAGGTCTAGCCATGATTGTCTTTATCGGTATCCTGTTTCTAGCCTTCTTGCCCGAGTTGCTTTTGTTGTGGCTGGTAGTCCTGTTCATACGAGAGCTAACCCGCAAGTAACCCCAACCAGTTAGGGCCCCGTATGGGGCCCTTTTCTTATGCCGCGAGCCCGCCCAGATCGTAGCAGCCGCACGCCGGATGCAGTTGGCAGGAGCCCGCCCCACCTCGCAGAGAGTCCGAGCGCCAACCCCGCAGAGCCCGCCAGAGCCCCGCAGAAGCACCGACCGAACCCCGCCCGACCTCGCACCCATCCCGCCACCGAAACGCCCGCAAACGCCCCCACAGGCCCCGCACGCTACCCGCACCCAGCCGCCGCCGCCCCTGGTCCCCGAGCGCCCGAAAATTCCAGCACTTTCTACCTGGGCCGTTTTTTGATTCGAGTTGAAAAGTCACTATAATAGCGCGCGATATTACCCAGAAACCCCTACGCGCGCGTATGGGCCGTTTTTTGATTCGAGTTGAAAAGTCACTATAATGATGCGCGTGCTCCCAAAAGTTACGTTTTTTGAGTCGGCGGAAAATCTTGCCATAATGATGCACGTGCTCCCAAGCATTACATGCGCGTACGTCGCCACGTTTTTTCAGCCGACTTTTCAAGTCGATATAATCACCCGCGACGCTCCCAAGAATCCCATTGCGTACCCGTTGGCAACGCGATATAATCGTACGTGACGTGGCAAGCCAGCAACAGGAAGATTGGAGAACCGTCATGGCTAGATGGATTGACTACGAACCCTATGCGGACAGGAGCGTTGCGGAGTTTCGTGCGAAGCGCGAGCTTTGCGGACTCTCGCTCTACGATGTCGCTCAGGAGCTCGGCGTTGCGCTGAACACGGTGAAGCGATGGGAGAACCCGAACTACTTCCCGCCATCGCCTGCAGCGTGGCGCTACATCGACCGAGAGTACGACAGGTACTGCGACCGCGTTGCCGACGCCCTGCAGGCCGCAATCGACAACCGCGAGAAGGACAAGCCGATCACGGTATTGTGGCATCGCAACGGCATGCGCGGCGTCAGCGACATGCAGGTCGGCATGAGCAACGCCGTCTCGAAGGCCGTGGCAGAGTCGCTCATGACGCTCGGCTACGACGTGACGTTCCGCTGGTCCGACCCCGACGCCGACGAGGCGCAGCGTCAGGCCACCAGCGACTTCTACCGCAGGAGCATGGGTCAGGAGTAGACGGGTTTTCAACACTCTGGTGGCTCGGGGGGCAATTTTTTCGACAGTCGGGCGGCTCGGGGGCGATTTTTTCCAACTTCGCTGCCGCCGGAGCGATTTTATTTTCAAATTTTTCTACAAGAACGATTTTGGTGGCGATTTTATTTACAAAAAAAGGCCTCGACCACCCATTTTCATTTTGGGTGGCGGGGCCGATTTTTGATTTTTAGTCTCTTATCTCATTGATGATTTCCGTCAGCGATTTCTGTAGCAGCTCGCCGCACTCTGGGCAGACATTTCCCAGCCAGATATTTCCAACATGGACGTTCATTATCCAGCCATCGGATTTCTCGTACTCGCGCCATTTGGTGTAGCCGCCGTCAGCTTCTTTCTCGCCGACGAACTTGAGAAAGACTGATTTGCCGCACATGTCGCAGGTGAGCAATTTCCCCTCGGTGACGCTCATGGCCGCTCCCTGTACTCCGGTATCTCGGCCCACGCCTTGATCTTGTTGCTCACCATGTACACGTCGCGATGGTTCGGGATGTGGAAGGACATCATGCCGTTGAAGCACCTCAGCGTGCTTATCCTGCCGACGTACAGCCCGCCGCCATTTCCGAGCAGCAGGTAGCGGGCATCTTGATTCTGGGGCCGCTCGTCCGCCATCTTATGCCACTTGAACTCAGCCATCCTCGTTCCTCGCTATCGCCGCGTTGGCCCACATGACCGCCTCCTCTATCTTGGTCAGCGCCAGCGACTTCTCGCGGCTCTCTGGGCACGAGCCGAACACGACCGTCGCAAGCGTCAGCCCCATGCGTCGGATTTCCTCGTAGCGCTCTACTTGGTCCTCCCTCGGAGCGTGGTACGTGAACCTGTTGACAAGCTCTTCCATCGTCATTTCATGTCCCCCTCGTACAGATGTGGGTCGAGAGCCCACTTCCCGCACTTCCTGCAGCGCCACCAGCTGCGATTCCCGCCCACGTGGTTAATCTCGTCACCGTAGATGTTGCGGACGAACTCGTACTCGTGGCGGCAGAGCAGACGCTTGATGAATCTCATTTGTTTCCCTCCCTCAAGTCCTTCCCGCAGTACGGGCAGAAGAAGATTCTCTCGTTGTGCTCGAAGTGTCCCGTAGGCGAGTCTCCGAGGATGGTGAATACCGCGTATCCGTTATAGTTCCACACCTCGTTCCTCGTGGTGTTTTCCTTGCACTTGTGCTCGCTCATCACTCCACCTCCGCGAGCGTATGGCCCACGAGCGCAACGATCACGTCATGCAGCTCGTCCTCGGCGTACGTGAGGTAGTCCCTGAGTTGCTCCTGCCCGCCGAGGTCCTGCACAATCACGCCGCTGGCAACGACGTTCGCCAGCGCATCGACCAGCTTCTCGGCCACGATTCCCGCAGTCGGATTTTCGGTCATATCTCCAACCTCCTCTGCTCCGGCCCGTCATGACGGGTGTTGAACAGCCTTATGGCTTCCTCCTCGCTGTGCGCGATGCTCGGACCGGTAGCCTTGCAGTTGCGGCACCGCACGAAGTAGGTCTGCTCGCGGTACCAGTAGGCCGTTTCGAGCTGCTCCTTGCCGCAGTACTGGCAGTAGCCTTCGACTTTCATTACTCCCCCAATCTCCGCTTGATTATCTCCACGTACTCGGGTTCGCGCTCGATGCCGATGCAGCTCCTGCCCAGCTCCTTGCACGCGAGAAGCGTAGTGCCGCTGCCAGCGAACGGGTCAAGCACTACCCCCCCTTCTGGGGTGACGAGCGTTACCAGCCACCTCATGAGGGCGATGGGCTTGACAGTGGGGTGCCCATTCCCCTCGCCGCGCTCCTTCTTTGACGCCTTGGCGCAGTAGAAGAAGCGAGCTGCGGAGCCGGAGTCGTCATACTCAGAACCAGTGTGAGTCATTCCCCATCCAACGCCGCTTCTCCCACTACGAGGCTTTCCCCTTCTTGATGGATTAGTGTCAGGGAACAGATCAAGCACCATCTGCGAGCCGTCGTGGACCAGGTTCGCGGGGAAGCGGCCCTTTGCGCCGCTCCAATTGCTCTCAGCGGCCCCGTAGACGCCATAGATGCCGGAGTCCTTGCCCTTCGAGCGTGTGTGCGGGTTCTTGGCGAACACGTTATCGCCTTGTTCGATTGGTACCCTGCACCCGTCGATGTTCATTGCCCCGACGCCCCACGTGAGGACGTTCTTCGCAACAGACCCGTCCAGCGGTTTGCGTGCGACGATGATGGGCTCCCACGCTGGTTTGAGTGCCGTGTTCCAGCCGTCCCATTGGCGCGCTTGGTCGGTGGCGGGAGTGGGAGCAACGTAGTCGGTGGGACCGTACGCCCCATACCTTCCCGTATCCTGCGGACTAGGTTTTGCGCTGTTGGCGTTCGGCACCTTCTTGCGCTCGGCACCCAGCATCTTGTCAATCGCCTTGCCGACGTCCATGCCGTGGGGGAACCCGCTGCCATACACCCACATGATGCAGTCGAACACAATCCATCCGGCATCCTCGATGGCACAAGCCATGCGGTGAAACGTCCTCGTGCCGCCGAAGCAGAGAAGGTGAGCACCCGGCTTTGCCACGCGCAATGCCTCCTCGAAGATTGGGGTCATGCGCTCCTGAAACGCCCTGTTGCTCGCCGCCAGCTTGTTCTTGTCCTGATTCCAGCCATATCGCACGTTCGCACGGCCATAGGGATTGTCTGGCACCCAATAGTGCTCGTCACCGGGCTGTCGCGTGTCCGTGCCAAAGCTGTCCCACTCCTTGCCCATGAAGCTCAGCCCATAAGGGGGGTCAGTCACGATGGCGTCCACGCTGTTGTCAGGCATGGTCCGCATGTGCTCCAAGCAGTCGGAGCACACGACCTCTTCTCTATTCAATTGTCACTCCTAGCTATTTGCGTCTGCACCTCGGATGCCCCTTGCGGTCCCTCCGCAGCCTGCTCACCGTGTACTTTGGACGCCCATACAGCACCCCGTACAGCCGATTCAGCTCGTACCAGGGGATGCTCAGACTGAACGACACGCACGTCGGCTGCTTCAAGAGCGCGGCATGGTACCTGTCAAGCTCGTCCGCCGTTAGCGTGATTCCGTCCTCGCTGATGTAGCTGAGGTTCTCGTACTCGCCGTCGTCCAGCACCTTGTACATGTAGCCGCCCATGCAATCACCTCCTAGTCGTTATCGACTACGACCGTGGCTCCGCTGATGACGATGCGGTCAACCGGCTCGCTCCCGTCGAACACCACCACGTCAACGCGCTCTGCATACGACTCGCCGCCGACGTACTGCACGTCAATCTTTCCGTGCCACTGGCCTATCTGCTCGCCCGTCGAGCTGTAGGCGGTAACCGTGCGCATGATGCCGTAGTTGTTCTCCGACTCCTGCCTGAGCTGATAGCGCGCCGTGTCACTGTTGGTCGCGCATCCAGAAAGCGACGCCACCAAGAGCGCCGCGATGATTAGCCTTCTCACTTGTTGTCTCCCCTAAAAACTGACGGCCCCCGAAGGAGCCGTCGTTGCTAGTCAAGTTTTCGTCCGCAACGCGGGCAATAGTCAATCGGTATCACCGCCTCTATCCCCCAGCACCCCGAAAGTGGGTCTGGAAGGTAGACGACAAGCCCGTTGTCGAACAGCAGCAGCGCGTGAACCCGTTCGTTGTCAACGATTGGCTCGTTGCGGTAGGCTTCCTCCGTGCCGTGGTACCTGCAACACTCACATGCCATCTTCGTCACCCCGTCCTCGGCAGGTTCTCGTCCATCCAAGCCAGCGTCCGCCGCTTTCTGTAGAATACCCCATCGACCGTCAACCCGAGCTCTCCGGCTATCTCCCACGTGAGGAACCCGTCGATGTAGAACATCTCCAATATGTCGGCCTCGGTCGCGCCGAGCCTGCTGCGCACCTTTCCGATTGCGGCCAGCGCCTCGCCGACCACCCTCTCGTGGTGCTCTCGCTGCTCCACGAGCTGAGGAACGACCGTCAGCTCCATGATCGCCGCGCTCTCCGTGGGATGCGCGATGTTGGCCGTGTGCGTCTTGACGCCGCTGCTTGTCCAGTCGCGCCCGCCGTTGTTTATGCGGTTGGTCAGAACTTCTATCTGACGCGCGGACGCACGAGCTCCCTCCATGAACTCCTGCCAGCCCATCAGCGCCCCGTGCTGCCGAATCCCGCATCGCCGCGCTCGCCGCCAGATATCTCTCCGACTTCGACGTAGGTGGGATATATGACGGGAACGACCACCAGCTGCGTAACCTTGTCCCCTGCGGCGAACTCGTAGTCGTAGTCGCCGTTGTTGTAGACGCGCACGCGGACCTTGCCCGTGTAGCCCTCGTCGATGAGTCCACCCGTCGTGATGCAGTGATTGACGTTGAGCCCGCTCTTGCTCTTGAGCACGCCGCCCATGCCCCTCGGCAGCTGCACGTGCACGCCGGTGTCAATCTCCACGGAGTTGTGCGCGGGCACGACGAACCCCTCCCTGCAGCAGATGTCGGCTCCGGCGTCGGTGTCGTGCGCCCTCACAGGCAGCGTCGCGCCCTCGTCAAGCACCACGGCGACGCTCGGGTGGCTCTCCCACTGAGACGTGAAGCGCACCGCCTGTATGTCGCGCCAGAACACGTTTCGGGCAATCTGCTCGACCCACTCCCTAATCATCTGCATGCTCCTTCCAGTACCCGCACGGCACGAACTCGTTGCAGCCGCCATGCGCAATGCACTTTGGTGTCAGAAACGGTGAAAACTCGGGGTTTGTGGCAACCACAGCGTCACATATCCTAAGCATTACCACCTGAGTCTCTGGTGCCGCTTGGCTGCACAGACGCATCCGAGCCATCTGCATCAGCTCTGCGGCGTTGATGTCCATGACGTGAACGACGAAGGCCCCTTGCGGGGCCCTCGTGCGGTCGTACATGTCCTGGCGGTCGTTTCTCTGCGAGCTGACGTAGTGCTCGACGCCGTACTTGTGCCTACAGAAGTGGACGCTCACCCAATAGGGCAGCTCCATCCGAATCGTGAACATCAGCGTCCGAATCGGCGAGTGCTCGGACCGGAGAATCCTGCGCTTCCAGTCCTCCGTGACCTCCGAGCCCGCGTACCTCCTGCCGATGGTGTTCAGCGCAAGCATCTTGCAGCGCCGCCAGTCCTCGTCGGTCGGGTGCCTTAGAATCTCGACGCTAACCTCTGGCATCCCTCGCCCCCTTCCTCGGCGCGGCCTTGTGGCAGAAGCCCTCGCCGCCCCAAATCCAGTGATGCCACGCCCTACAGTAGTAGGGCTCGGTCTCGCTTCTGTAGATGCAGTCGCTGCAGTGGGTGACGCGCTCGGTGAGCTCCATGTCCGCCTCGAGGTGCGCTATGCGGTCGCACAGCCAGCGCCGGTGCGTGTGGTCGCAGTCAAAGTAGAGCGCGTCCGAGCGCCGCGCGACTTCCGTTGGGGTCATTCATCGACCTCCTTGCCTATGATTCCGAGTATCACGAACAGCGTCACGGTCAGGCAGACGCCGAACCAGACGCCGCAAGAGAAGGTGACGATCACTCAATCACCCCCAACTCGCGCATGCGGTCGGCGAAGTTTAGCTCCGTGCTGTCTGGATACTCGCTCATGGAGAACTCGTACAGACTCGCGCACAGCTCCCGCAGCTTCGCGTTCTCAATTTCCTTCTCTTTGCAGCATTCGTGCAGGTACCCGATGGCAGCTTCCTGCTCGGATACGACGGCACGTAGGTGCTCGATGTTCGTCTGGTCGTAGTCGTATGGCACGCTCACACCTCCACCCCCAGCTCGCGCATACGCCTTGCTTTCCACCCGACGCCAAGGTCGCAGTAGAATCCGCTGTTTGAGCAGTTGTAATGTGGGCAATCATTGCATGGGTCAGAGCAGCGGTACATGTCCCGCACCAACTCTTCCAGCCTGCATATCCGCTCGCACTGCTCCACGCGTCCCTCGTTTGAGTACAGCAGCTGGTGCATACGCTCGTCGTGCGTCACAGCTCCACCTCCCGCATCAGCTCGCGCATGCGGTCGCCTTCCTCGGTGCTTGCGGCGTACATCGCTATGGGCAGCGCGAAGTCCAGCAGCTCGCGAAGCTTCTGGTTCTCGGCCTGCAGGCTCGCAAATCGGTCGATGATGAACTCCTTCTCGTCCTTGCTGAGAAGCACGGCCTCTTCCGTCGCGCTGTATACGACGTGGCCGTACTTGTCTATCGTGACCTTCACTTCCGGCTTGCTCATTCGCTTACCTCGATTCCAAGTTTGCGTGCTCTCTCGACCAAAACCTCTGGTCTGACAACCATATATGGATATCTCACGTACTGAAGCATGTCCGCTATCAGCTCCCGCAACTTGCGGTTCTCCTCCATGACGTTCGCCGCCGTGATGCGCAGCTCGTCCTCGGTCATGTTCTGGATTGCGTGGTCGTGCGCATGGTCGTACATGAGGTCACGGAGACGGGCGTTCTCGTCGCGCAGCTCGGCAACGGCACTCCCTGGCCCGCTGATTCTCTCTGCTTCTTCCAGTGCGTCGGCCCTTAACGCATCGATTGCGTGGTCTGGTATGTCAGCGCCGTGCTTGTCACGCAAAGTCTTTGCGTACTGGTACGCTTCGTTATATGTGGGACACAAGCGGTCTAGGTCCTCGCCGACACTTCTTGCCACATAGAACTGCACACCACCTTCGACGGAATCATATGCGTAAACATCACACTCGATGAATCGACAGTAACTCATTCCGTCACCTCGAATCCCAGCGTCCGCAGACGCTCAATCAGGCTGTCGCAGAACAGCCACTCGGGTACCGTCACGTGCATCTCTGCGTCGTTGATGGCGCACTTGTCGCAGTCGTGCGCCTCGTCGTTGGTGCAGAACGCGAGGATGCCGATCAGCTCCCGCAGCTTGGCGTTCTCGGATTGGTATGCCTTCATGGTTTTTTCGTACATCTCCGCAAGCCATTTGTAATCGGTTTCGTCAAGCATTACTCAGCCTCCACTCCAAGCTCACGGGCAAGGTCGCGTATCTCGCTGCGCTGCCAACACTCGTCTATAAAACCGTTGTTGCATCGCATCTTGTAGACGCATCCCTCACAACGGTCTTGGCTGATGTACTCGCCGTATAGCCTACACAGCTCCTGCAACTTAGTGTTCTCGCTCTCGAAGCGTGCAGCCTTTGCCATCCATCTTGTACCTACTTCAAGCGTCTTGGCGCACCGCTCCCGCAGCTTGGCGTTCTCTGCCTCGATTGCAGGCAGGTATTCCAACACGTCCTGCGGGTAGACCACGCTCGGCGACTTGGAGAGGTAGTCGCGCAGGGCTTTGATTGCGTCGCTCATTCGGGCACCTCCGTCAGGTAGAGCGCCAGCAGCATCAAGACATGGGACACCTGGTCCGATACATAGCCGATAACCTTCCAGCGAGCCTTCATCACGTCTATGAGCAAGTGCGACAGAAACAGCCAGAAGATACGTTGGTCTACACCAAAGACCACGGCGAACGGGACCGCGTAAAGCACGCAGTGCACGAACAGGTGCCACAAGTTCTCGCCCTTGGTCCGCGCGAGGAAGTCGGTTTGCAGAACGTAGTCGCCTAGCATGTGACACGCCATCAGCTTGTACAGAGTGCTCACCAGTCCACCTCACAACGATTCGCCGTACATGTCGATGCCCAGCAACAGTATCGCGTCGGACATTGCGCATCTGTGCTCGTCCCGCGTCCCACCGTCGCGGCGACGGCCTGCGCTGGGTCGGTGAGCCCTACGACCTTGATTGCTAGCTTCGGCACTCCGTCTGCCTGATATCCATAGGCGAGGCACTCACACCCATCGTCTCGGTTCCAGAACGTGATGCCCTGAGCAACCCAGTAGTCGATGCCACGAACCTTGAGGGCCTTGTGAAGCTCAGGCCGAAGCGAGTGTGGGTATCCCGTGTCCAGTTGTCCGTGCAGCTCGTCGGTCGCGGTCATTTCCCCATCAGCTCCTCCCAGTCGCACCCGAATATCCGTCGAAGCTGACGTAGCTTCTCGACATTCGGCTCGTTGATGCCCCAATACCAAGCATGTATGCAGGTGCGCGTCACACCCATGCGTCTCGCCAGCTCTGATTGCGTAATGTCGTTGCGAGCCATGAGGCGTTGGATTCTGATGTACAGCGGCTCGGTCATGCGTACCTCCTCACCCACTTGCGGATGGTTGCACAGCTCACGCCGCACTGGTTTGCGGCGTTCATGACTGTGGACTCGCCGCTGCTCACGCGACGAGCCCACATCTCCTTGGCGTCCTCTCCGAACGTCCTGCGCGGCTTGTATCGGTACGGGAACACGTCTCGGTTGTGTATCGCGATGCGATAGATGTGGTGGTCGGAGTACCCTACCGCGTGGGCAATCTGCTTCACCGGAAGCCCCATGTCCCACATGTTCTTGATCGTGGCAAGCTCGCCCGTCGTCATTCGGCATCACCGGCCAACTTCTTGCAGCGGGCCACATACGGTTCGGTATCAACGTTGAGCGGGTAATCGTCATGACCGCGCTGCAATACTTCCTCGATGATGCGCTCCCACGTGTCGGGGTGGTGGTGCGAGAAGGCATAGGTGTCAGCGTATGCGTTGCCGTCCCTGCTGATGAGCACCCATCCGCTGCGACCGTATCTCAGCTCTACGACCTCAATGGTCTTGCCGTATCCGTCTAGCTTGTCCCCCGCGTAGATGACCTCTCCGTCCGCGTCCTTTGGCAGCTCAACCCACCCGTCGCGGTCCTGCTCCCCCAGCACGCGGTCAAGCTCGGCTTTGAGCGCCGCGTTCTCGCGCTCCACGTGCAGTGCGTGACGGTTCACGTTGACGAACTTCATGCGCAGGTCCGCGTTCTCGCGCTCCAACGTCGCGTGGATGCTGTCGATGGCGTCGCAGAGCTGGGTGAAGTCGCTGCCGCTGATTGTCAGCGACTTCTCAGCGTCGATGCTGGGCGGTGTCGGTGACGTTGCGAACGTAATTGAGCCGTCGCTTTCGACCCAACCCCACTGGTGCATCGCCGCCCGCAATTCGCCGGTTATCGGCCCGCAGACGCCCTCCACCTTGGTCTCGCGCTCGTGAGCAGCCACGATGCGGTCCGCTATCCGCAGTACGCTCCCGTTGCCGCGCGCTATGTGACGCAACGCCTTGATCGCGTCCTCGAAGCTCTCGGTCATTCCCACTCCCTCCGCCACATCTCCATCAGAATCATCTTCGTGCGCCCAGGGGTCCAGCGTCTCGTCTTGTCAATCTCGCTCGGCGTCAGCCCGTCCTTCAACTTCACCAGCACGTAGCGCTCGCTGTCGTCCGCGATGTACATGCGCGACCTCATGGGCTTCCTCCGGCGCGGAGGAGCCGCCCTCGGTGCGTCGCGCTCCGACTTGATGCCGAGGTCGAACGCCTTGTGCCGTATCGCTCCGTTCGTCCTGTTCGGGAGCAGCGACCTCCACCCGTCCCACTCGAAGCCCTTGCTGTTGTAGTGGGTGCGGAGGATGTTCAGCTCGTCCCTCGTCCACGTCACGCTCATCACTCGTACTCCATGCAGTCTTGGCAACCTGCGAGCGTTGCCATGTGATGCCACATCTTCTCGGTACCCTTGAACTGCTCGCCCGTGAAGCGCTCGATGATGCCTATGCAAGCCGCGCAGTGGGCGCAATTCTGCATCACCTGCTCGGGAGTCAGCTCGTCAACCTCGTAGTCATCCATTCCTACTCTCCCTTCGCCATGAGCGGCTCGCCGTTGGCATCCACCAGCAGCTCGAGACCAGCCTTCTCGGACTCCTTGACCCACAGGTATTGGCAACCGGTCTCCGTGTCCACAATGATGTCAGTGGCGGTCCAGTAGGCATCGTTATCAGCTTCAACCACCCTGAACCGCACGTCGCTGACCTGCTCATCTGCTGCGACCTCGGTCGTGCTGCACCCAATCAGAGGCAGCACGAGAATGGGCAAAAGCACAAACAGAACAATCCACCAAGCGTTTCCACCGACGTCATCGGTTGATTGCATCATGCTTTCCATGCGACCTCCTCGACCTCGAACGCGCCTTCGCTGCCGAGGAACGCAGCGACCTCGTTGAGACGGTCAACCTCCTTGAGCGCGGCCTCCATCGTGCGATACACGCCGTAAATCTTCGGAGCGTCAGACTTAGCCCAAAGGACGTAGACTGGCTTGTTCATCCAGAAGACGCGGAAACTTCCATTGCTGTTGAACCAGCTTGCAAGCTTTGGCTTCTCGCTCTCCGTGTCGATGACAACATGGTCTGAACCATTGGCTTTAGACTCAAGCTCGGCAACCTTTGCCTCCAGCTCCTCGATGCGCTGCTGCCGCTCCTCGGCGACCTCCTTCCACGGTCGCACGTTGATCTCGGGCACGGGCGCGGGCTCCACTAACACAGGCTCCGACTCCACCGGCTCCGGCTCCTTGCGCTCGACCCTATCCATGAACTCCTGCTCGTCGCGCAGGTCTTGGCACCACTTCTCCCACATCTCCGTGGCCTTCTTGGCGTTTACCGTGACGAACGCCTTGGACTGCTTCTTGCCGCCCACCACGCACGTACCCTCGAAGCGATGCGGGTCCGTCGTGGATAGCAAGCGACCGTTGGCCTTGTCGCCCGCCACCACTTTCGAGCGTGCCGCCATCTCGTCATCCTTTCCGCTCTCGTGCCTCTCTCGCATCTCCCTTATGCAGCGGTAAATCGTCGCGTTCGAGCACTCGTACGACTCCGCCAAGTCCTCAATCTTCTCTCCGAAGCAGTGCTGGTTGTAGATAGCCAGCTTCTGCTTGTCACTGAGCTTCGGTCTCATCTGCATCCTCCGTTCTGTCCGTTTGTGCGAGCCCCTCGGCGTATCCCTCTTCCCAGCCGACCTCGTATCCCTCGTCAAAGCCGACATCGTGGGCATACTGGATGGCCTGTTCGACCTTCTCATCGTCCATGCGCATCACCTCAGAACAGCGACGGCTGGTACGGCATGGGCTTTTCGGGATGAATGTCAGTCAGCACATGGGGCTGCTCGCAAATCTCCCACTTGCCTGTGATGGTGTTCTTACGTCTCCATCTCAGGTCGGAGGTCTTTGGATAACCCCCCCCCAGCTCAACTCTGCACTCTTGCATGAGTCTCCTTCGCTCTCGTTTTCCACAAGTGAATCGCAGGTATCGGTATTGCATCCCCTTGTAGTGCTCGATGCCGAGCTCTCGCATCTGCTCGAGCGTCGGTCGCACCGTTATCCTCGGGTCATTCTTCGGGTCGTCCACCAAAAGGGACTTCATGCCGCGAACATGCAGCTTCACACCGTTTCTCAGGTAAATTTCGCTCTCGATGCAGCCTGCATACATGAACGACGACGCTTGATACACGTACCCAGGCTTGCCCATGATTCCGTCAGCCCACGTGAACAGAACCTTTACGCTAGGCTCGTTCTCTCGTATCCATTTGACGACAACAGACAGCATCTGTGACTCGCTGTTTCGCGGCATGTCGTCAGTCATGCACATACGACCGATCTCGTAATAGTCATCAGTGTCTAACGACGGAAACAGGCATTGAATCGTGTGTCTAGGTCTCGTCCCCAATCCCAATGTCAGCGTTCCGACCATCTGCCCGTCGAGGAAGCAGCCAAGAAAGTGTCGGTTTATCTTGGGAAGGGTGTCTGAATAGTGGTAGGCACGTATCATCGAAAGCGACTCCTCGCGCGAAACGTCGCGCACGTCGAAGTCGTACCTCAATTGTGTCTCTACTTCCTAGAAAAAACTCAACTGCTCGTGATATCGCTCTACGTCCATCGCCTCCATATCCTCGGCATGGTGCCCGTCGCCTTTCGGATATGGCAACACCTCGTACCGCAACTTGCGTCGCAACGCTTTCCTGCGCTTGGGTGAGGCATTGAAGTAGACGTATCGATGCTTGCGCGAGCGAGGTACCCACGTGACGTTCTCCTTGCCGTACACCTGCTCGACCTCACGCATGGTCAGGCCATATGAGAGCGTCGCATTGTGCTTGCCCTCATAGCCCTTGATAATCGGATCGTAGAACGACGCCTTTGAAGGTCCGCAATACAGAAAGTTGCACGCTTGGTAGACGTATCCGATATGTCCAACCGATGTGTCCGCAAATGAGACGATAATCTCCTTGTCGAGCATCTTTAGGCTGTGACTCACCAGATAGCTCGCCGAATTTCTCGGCATGTCTTGGTGTATCCACAGCCGGTTCATCTCGTAGACGTTGTGAGCTTCTTCTGGCCCGCATATACCCTTCAACAGAGACCATGCTGGCGGCACTCCGTAGGTGACTACGCCGTACACACTGTTTGTGCAATCACACAAAGCAAATGCCATAGAGCAGGGACAAACCCTGTGCAAATAATGCCGCTCGGTGACGACCTTCATGGCAAGTTGATAGTCGATGCGCTTCACTTCGTACTCGTGTAAGCTCACTCAGTTTTCACCTCCTCCACCGGCCACGGAATCTCACGTTGCTCGGACCTGCACTCGTTCATCGCGCCGCACCTCGGGCAGTAGTTGGGCGGGCCGACAAAAGGAGGGGCTCCGTAGAACCCCTCCCATGAGTAGCTGCAGTTGCTGCAGGTGCGTCTTTTCGTCGGGTGGCACAGCAGCTCCGGCTTCGCGTACCGGACGCGCCGCATTACTTGCTCCTTAGCAGGTACTTGTTCGATATGACCTTGACCTGCATCTGCGCGCCCAGCTCGTTCGTGAGCGCGAACCACTCATCCTGCGTCGCGGTCAGGTTGCCGAAGATGTGGATGACCACGCCCTCGTCCAGTCGGTCCGTCACGTGGCCCTTGATGCCATCGACGTACTCGATGAGGTCCGTCGTCTTGTCGAAGCTGCCAAGGTCGCTGCTGAGCTTGGGCGTGAGCGAGTTTCGCACCGCCTCGTCGCTAAAGTTGTACGGGTTGAGGTAGCGGCACCCCTCCGTGTCCCACGCTGAGAACACGAACAGGCGCATGGCCTTGAGCCCCAGACGGTTGCCGTTAATCTTCGGGCCGCAAGCCTCCATCTGCAGGGTGACTCCCACGTTTGCCACAAGCCACGCCACGAGTCCCTGCTTCTCGGCCTGCTCGTACACCTGTCTGCCGAAGCCATCGTCGGTAGCAAGCTCGTTGTTGTGCGAGAAGAGCCGAATCTTCTTGTAGCGCGGGTCGTTGAGCATCGTGATCGACGTGCCATCCACCTTGACGCTGACGATGTAGTTGGTCTTTTTGACGATTGCGAACGCTTCCTCGCTCACGTTCTGGATGCGCTCGGCATCGGTTCGCGGCGCAACCCACGGGTCGTACCTGCGGATGATGCTCATGTTGCCTTGGTCCGTCGTGCGGATGGGGTCGTACTCGCGCACCCCGCAGAGCGCCGTGAGGTTGGCCCTGTCCTCGCGCATCGTCTCGTAGGCGTACTCGGGGATGCTGCTCGGGAGAACGTCCTGCGGCCTCATCAGGAGACCTTGGCTGTAGACGCCGCGAAGGCGCGCCGTGCGAAGCACGTGCCCCTTCTTGGCCGCGCCATCGACCATCATCTCCTTCTCGCCGCGCTCGGCGAACCTCGCATAGCGCGGGTCGTCTGACGGGAGGAACGTGTCGGTCTCGAAGAACACCGCGAGGTCGCCCGCCTCGAAGTCGCCCTTGCCGATGACGACGACCCACCCGCCGACGTGAGCCGCCACGATGCGGTCAGCGCCCTCGATGGGGTCGATTGCGTCGATGCGGACCATGCGCGCCATCGCGCGCTTCGGGTTAGCCATCTACTCCACCTCGAATCCCACGCTCGTGTACCCTTGCTTGGCAAGCTCCATGCCGTAGCGGACGGCATCGAGCCACTGATAGGCGTCGAACAGGTCGCGCCCGATAATGGCATCCTCGGGACAGTCGCACAGGTCGTAGACACGGAAGAGTAGGCTCCCGCCGTCGTAGACCTCTTGGCTGCGCATGCCCCACTTGTCCTCTTCGTCGGCCAGCGCCAGCGTCTTCACCTTTTCGTCTGTCATCGCTACCTACCTCTCGTTGTGCGCCTCGGCCACGGCCTTCTCGCACTCTGCGTCGTACACCTCGCGAAGCTCGACCGCGAAGTAGTCCCAGAACCCGTCTAGGCTGCACCAGCTCGGGATGCTGTCGCGGCGCACCACGTGCCGCAGCCACTTCTCGTAGGGCTCCACCGTGACCTCGCCGGTCTCCTCGTCCTCGTCGTACTTGACGCCCTTCCAGTAGCCGAGCGCCTTGTCCACCAGCTGCTCGCGACCGTACGCAAGCACGCGCTCGTCCATGTCGGCGAGCTTCCTGACCTCCTCGGTGCCGCCAGCCTCGTAGGCGCGGACGCGCTCGCGCAGCGTGGAGTTGGCTATCTCGAGGCGCTCGATGGTGTCGTAGGCGTCGAGAATCTTGCGGATGATGTCGTTGCGCGTGCTGTTCATGTTCTGTCCCCTCTCTGAGACGTTGTGGACCACCTAGAAGGCCCGTTCGCGTCCCTTGTGGATAATTAGTCGTTCGTCCCCATGTAGGCCCGTATCGCGTCTCTGGCGGCTTCCCAGCCGTGGCAGCAGACCGCCTCGTACCCGAGTTCGTTGAGCCAGCGGAGCCACTTCTTCTGCGACTCGCTGAGACGCCCGCCCTCAGAGCGCTTCAATTCGATGAAGAGCCCGTGCTTACCGCCCATCGGGACGGGCAGCATGAGGTCGGGGACGCCGGACCTCACGCCGAGCGGCGTGTCGTGGTGGTGGTTCTCGTTAGGGATGTGGAACATCAGCTGCCCCCACGGGTACCTCTTGACCCACTGGACGAGCTGCCGCTGCTCCCAGTTCTCTGTTTCCGGCATCGTGGACTCGCTCGTAACTCTCGAACCAGACAGAAGCGGACAGTGGAGAGGGGAGGGGGGCACCAAGGCCCCTCCCCTCCCCCTCCACGTCCGTCTGTCGGGTTAGGTTTTTGTTTATGGAATTGATTACTAAACCCTTTAGGGTGTTTCGTCTTTAATCTTTAATCGCCAGACGGGAGCCACCAGCTGTTGTTGCCCTGCTTCCGAATGGCACCGCTCTTGGTCCTCTGTGGGAGGTACTCGCGGCCATCGTAGACGATCACCTCGGCGTCGCTGACGGTGGCGACCTTCACCTTCCTGCCGTCCGCCATGACCGTCACGGCCATGAGTTTCTTGCTCACCGACGAGACCAGCTTGTCGATGGTGGCCTCGCTCGTCTCCAAGCGCTCGCACAGCACCGACTTCGCGACGGCGTTGTCGCTGGTGCCCGCCAGCTCCAAGTCGAACTGGCTTTCGAGCTTGTCGATGCTGACCTCTTGCTTCTGCTGCCCCTTGCCGACGCCGCGCTCGCCCTGGTCGCTCCTGCCTCTCAGCAGCCCCTCGTCGTCTGGGCGGTGCAGCGGCCAGTCGAACCAGATGTCGAAGTCTGGCGGTGTCGGGAACTCTCGGAGCGTGGCTGATATGCGCCAGCCCGTAGGTGTCACGTTCGGAGCGCCAGCGTGGATGTTGCGGTACTCGGCAACGTCGTCATCGTCCAGACGCAGCTCACTCATGGCGAGTATCGCGTCGGGGTCTCGGACGAACACGCCGGAGCCGCTCGCTCGGTCCGCCGCGTTGTTGTACTTACCAGCAGCGCCCTTCGAGAAGTGGTGGCTGTAGACCATCGCGCAGCCGCACTCGGTCGCTATGGAGTCGAACAGGTTGCAGAACGCGGCCATGTCTGACGCGGCGTTCTCGTCGCCGGTGATGACCTTGTAGATTGGATCCAGAATCATGGCCTTGAGCCCACGGTCCCTGTAGCGCCGTATGAGTGTCGGTGCCAGTCGGTCGAGCGGCACGGACCTTCCGCGAAGGTTCAGCACCAGAACGTCGTTTCCGTTTGTGCAATCGCACAAAGCGTCGTAGATGTCCTTGAACCTGTGCTTGCAGCTCACGGCGTCCAGCTCTAGGTTGACGTAGAGCACCTTGCCCTTCTCCACGGGATGCCCAAGCCAAGGCTTGCCCTCTGCGATGCAGACCGCCAGCTCCTGCAGCAGGAAGCTCTTGCCTGCCTTCGACGGTGCCGCTATGAGCATCTTGTGGCCCTCGCGGAGAAGACCGCCTATCAGCTCGGGGGCAAGGTCGGGAAGGTCGCTGAGGTCTCCCAGCGGCTCCTCCTCGGGGAGCGTGTCGTTCTCCTCCTCGACCCACTCCCTCCACTCGTCCCACGAGCCCTTGCCCATGTCGCGTGCCACAATGCGCTGCCAGCTCTCGCCCCTGCGGACGCCAGGCATTCGGCTGTACCGCGATGGGTTCTTGTTGGCCTCGTCCACGTGAAGGCCGTTCTTCGCGCAGAACGCATAGAGGAAGGTGACGCGCTCTCGGTACTCGCCGATGTTGAGCGCGTCCACCTTGACTATCGCGTGAAGCGAATGGTGGCCGCTGTGGACCAGAAAGCGGATGGGCAGCTCGAGCTTCTTGTAGATGGCGTACTGCGTCTCGATGTCGTCCTCGTCGGACTCTATGAGCGCGTTGGCGAACCTCGTGACGTTTGAGTTGCCGTCGCCGTGACCGTCGAGCGGGTTGATGCGGACGTAGCAGCCGTCGAGCCCGTTGACGCCGAAAGCCTCGCGGACCGCCTGCTCCTTGAGGTTTGCGACGCCGAGCTTCTTCATCGGGCCGTTCTCTATGTCGCTCACGACGGCCTCGGCTGTGAACCCGTGCACGTTGGCGGTGGGAATGAGCCGGTCATCCTTCTTCGTGAACGTGCCGTTGAAGCCTATGTACTCGTCGGGCTCGAACATGCCGTTGATGTACGCCAGCGCGTCGGCCCTCGGGTCGTACGTGTCTCGGTCGAACTCGGGCAGGTTCTCGCGCTCGGTTGACTTGTCCACGAACACGTAGTCTCTCGTGGGGGCAACGTCCCTGATGGTCTGCCCCAGCACCAGCTCGTCGCCGTAGTCGTCAGACCATCCGCCGAGACGCGCCAGATGGTCGATGGTGCCGCCCGTCGCGGGCTGTCCCGCGTTGAGCTCGTTGAAGCTCTTCCACTTGCGCTCGCAGACGCCCTCTTGGTACTTCGGTGAGCTGCGAGACCAGTCATCCCACGTCTGCCAGTCGTAGCCCTCGTGTTTGAGCGCCATGCCGACCGTGAGCCACTGGTCGTAGTCGTCTGCGGAGATGTATCGGAGCTTCTCGATCAGCGCGTCCACTTAATCGCCTCCACCAGCTCGTGCAGCTCGGTCGCTATGACCGAAAGCTGCGCAACCATCATGTCAAGACGCTCCTCTAGGCCGTTCTGGGCTGGTTGGGAGCCGCAGCAGAACTTGTCTACCTCGGAACGTACGTCTGTGGGTCGATGTTCCACGGCACCCTCCATCGGTTCTGAGCCAAAATTCCCATCATCTGCGACGCCTGCTCGAACGTCCAAAGCCCTACGTTCTGGAAGCCCTTCTGCTCGAGCATCCGCATCTGCTTGGGAGTTGCGAGCCCGAGGTCGCGCCGCCTGAAAATCGCGTCGATAATCTTGCTCGCCCTGCCCTTGCACATGTCCGTCGTGTCGATGCCAGCCTGTTCTATCAGCCTTATCTGCTTGTCGGTGGCCGGCTGCTTCTCCCACGGGAACTCCGGCTCGTAGTCCAGCAGCGCCTGCTCGTTCACGTCCACGAAGAACGTCAGCGGGTCAACAAGCCGCGCCTTGCGCTTTGCGTTGGCCTTGATAGCTTCCGCCAGTGCGTTGCGCCGCTGCTCCTCGACATCGGTGAGCGCGTCGAACAGCTCCAACTCGTCCTCTACGGCCTTCTCGGACACCTTCTCGGCGTCCTCGTCGTTGTCGGTTATGAGCGATGCCGGACGGCAGAGGTCGTGACGGGTCGATAGCCAGAGGAAGTCGAGAATCAGGCAGTCGGACTTCCCTGGGGCAAGTCTGGTGCCGCGACCAACCATCTGACTGTAGAGGCTTCTCACCTTGGTCGGTCTCAACACCACCACGCAGTCAACGTCGGGGCAGTCGTAGCCCTCAGTCAGCAACATGGCGTTGCACATGACCGCGCCCTTGCCAGCGTTGGCGAACCATTCCAGCTTCTCCTTGCGGTCAGGCGACATGCCATCGACTTCACATGCGTCGAAGCCGTAGCCCCTCAGCATCTCGGCGAACTCCTGCGCCATCCTCACCAGCGGGAGAAACACGATGGTCTTTCGGTCCATCGCGTACTCGGCCATCGACTTCGCTATCTCGGGAAGGTAGGGCTCCAACGCCTCGACCAGACCAGTCACCTCAAAGTCGCCCACCCTCGTCTTGACCTTGGTGAGGTCGATGTCGATGGGGATGGTCCGTGCCACTATCGGCGATAGGTAGCCGTCCTGCACGGCCCTTCTCAGGCCGTACTCGTAGGCGATGCCCTCGAACACGTTGCCGAGCCCCTTGCGGTCCGGCGTGGCGGTCAGCCCGAGCACCTTTGAGTCGGGATACTGCGCGAACACCCTCTGGTAACTTTCCGCTACCGCGTGGTGCGCCTCGTCCACGATCAGCGTCTTGAAGTCCGCAAGTCGCGGTCGGTTCATGAGCGTCTGGACGCTGCCCACCGTTATCGGTCGGATGTCGGTCTCGGAGCCCTTGACCTTGCCCGCGTCACCGAACGTGGAGCGAGCCTGCTCTATCAACTCGTCACGGTGCGCAAGGAAGAGGACCGACCCCTCGCGAAGCCGGTCCTCGATGATGCACTTTGCGGTGTAGGTCTTGCCGGTGCCCGTAGCCATCACGAGCAGCTCTTTGTCCCACTCGTTCCAATGGTCGCGAACGGCGTCTATGGCCTCCTGCTGGTAGGGTCTCAGCCGCCTAGTAGCCATAGCCGTAGTTGGGCTGCGGCTGCGGCTGCTGCGGCTCCATGAACGGGAGGTTGTCGTTCATGGTGGTCTGCGGTGCCGTGCTCGGGTCGTAGAACTCGTCAATGTTCGTGTAGAGGTTGCCGTTGCCGCCCACGCTCTGCTGGACCTTGCAGGTACCGACCTTGTTCACACACTGGTCGAAGTCCAGACGGAACTCGTCGCCGCGCTTGCCGATGCCGCACGCGATGAAGAAGTTGGTGATTGCGAACTTGAGCTTGGCGAGCAGCTTGAAGTGCTCTACCTTCTGGCCGAACACGACGTTGCCGAACTCGTCGCGGTACGGGATGAGCAGGGTCACATCGACCTGCTTGCACGTCGGAATCTTGCTGTTCTCGTCGCGCGGCTGGTACACGGACACGTCCCAGCCCTTAACCATGAAGCGGTAGTCGCCATCGGGAGCCGTGAACGAGGGCTCGTCCTTGATAGTCTGTCCAAGCTCCAACATCTGCTCGTCTGCCATTACACTACCTCCAAAATCCTAGGTTTCCTGATTACCTTGGTCATGCGGCACCAGTCGCAGTGCTCGCACCTCTCCGGCTCGATGTCGCCGTTCTTGAGGGCCGCTATGCGGTCGAGCGCGTCGGGCGTGACGCGCATCATCGCCTCGTCAAGACGCTCCTGCGGGACTTGCAGGAGGTCTAGGTCGCACGGCGTCTGCTTCGATATGGCCGCTATGTAGAACGGAAGGCGCTCGCCCGTGAGCTGCCAGACCAGCTCCTGATAGACTGCGCCCTGCAGGTCGTAGCCCCACCAGCCGATGAAGTCCCACCAGCCCTCGTTGTAGTAGCGCTTGTTGACATCCTCGACGGTCTTGAGGTCGGTTATGAACCCGTCCCCGAGAACGTCGAGCCGCGCCTTGAACTTGTGGCCGTGGATGGTGCCCGTGAGCACCTCCTGATACCTGCCGGTGAGCGCCCTCATGAAGATGCCGCCGTTGGCCCTGTCCTCGAAGGCTCGGGCGATCATGTCGTTGGCCGCTCGGTACTCGCTCTTGAGCTGCCCCTTGGTGGGGCCGCGCGAGCTAATCATCTCGGGATGGGACTCGCGGAACTCGTGCTGCTCGTCCTCGGTGCCGGTGAGCATCACATCGACGTAGCTGCCCAGCGTGAGCGCGTCGCTGTGCGGTCGGACATACTGGCCGTTGAGCTCGGCCACTGCCTTTGACTCGCACGCGCGGATGCCAGGGGTGCCGAGGAAGCTCTTGAGCTGCGACGCGGACATGTACTCGACGTTGGCTGCGTGGCCGTAGTATTCCTCAATCAATTTCGAACAACCTTCCCTGTCGGTTTGAATACAACACATTCGTCGTAGTATTCAACGGATAGTTCGATGCGTGAAATATCGTTGCCAAACATTCTCTTGATGGCAGGAAGTGCGCGACCAATATACATTTGGCGGATTCTTGTTCTCTTAGCCTTTTTTGAAACGATTGGAAGAATCGTGCCCCTATCTGATGGCACTATGGCAAAAAGGTGCGCATCCTCCTGCACCAAGAAAGCGAAGTATTCCGCATCACCAAACACACAGCTGATGAGCTCACGCACGTCCTCACTGACAACGAGGTACGGTTGAATGGAATAGCCACTTTTACTAGAGCTACTCTTGTTCTCAGTTATTCGAATGTACGCATCGACACCACTTAGCGCTTTTTGTCCGATGCTCTTTTTGTATGAATCAAAACTACTAAGGTCATACGGACACTTCTTGTCTTTAGTCCGCAAAGGGGTTGTCAACCTCGGTCACCTCCGCTTCCTGCACTTCTTCGGACTGCATGATTCGCGCCTGCTCGGCGTCCATGTCGAGGTCGATGCCCTTGCACAGGCGGCGAATCACCGACTTGCGATACATCTCCTCGGGGAAGAACTTCCATGCCGTGCCGCTCTGCGCCTTGCTCATGCGCTTCACGGCGTCGAGCTGGCTCTTGCTCATGACCTCTACCTTGATTCCGCCGTCCGCGTACTGCGCCACGGCGAACGCGCCCACAATGGGGCCGTCGTTGAAGGACTTCGGCCTGAACCGGACGTACTCGTGGCCGTCCTCCATGCCGCTCTCGAACTCGTCGCCGTCGCGCACCACATGTGCGTACACGTCGGTGAGAGGGCGCTTGGAGAACCGCTTGGCGAGCTTGACCATGCCCTTGTAGGACGGCGAGAACTGCACCACCTGCCCGTACGGCACGGCGTAGCACTCGCCGTTGAAGAAGTCGAGCCCGAGGTACGCGCCCTTCAAGAGAACGGGCACCAGCTTCGCCTGCGGGATGCGGGAGAGCTGGTCGTTGTCCTGAACGAGCGCGACGGTGTTCTGCACGAACCTCGCGCGGTTGAAGTCTGGCGGGAGCGCGTCCATGACGCTCGGGCGCTCGAGCTCCGACGCGAGCACGAGGGAGAGCTGATCGTCAGCCATTGTTCACCTCCTTGGAGAGCCTGTCCATGATGTCGAAAACGTCCTCGTCGGGCATTCCGCTGCACGACAGCTCGTAGCCCATGCCGAGGACCGATACGGTCTGGTCGAACTTCTTGGATGCGGTGCCGACCTCGCCGCTCAGGTAGGTGCGCATCAGCGCGCCGACAGCCGTGAGCGCCCCGAAGTAGATGGACGCGAACTTGGTGTCGCCGCCCTCCGCGCACCCGTTGCAGAGGCCGGTAAGGTGAAGGTGGAGCAGCGCCATGTCAATAAGCAGCGCGTCCGCCCTCGACTCGTCAGTCATTGCTGTTTCCTCCGATACTTGCTGTGGTCCGTGAGCCCGAGCTGCCCCGCGCGGTGGCACACGCTCTGCATGTTCGGGTGCGTGTCCCTGAAAACGGTCCTCGCCATGCGCTCGGCCCCGAGACGCCGGTAGTCGCGCATGAGGAGCGCGTCCTGCTCCGGCGTCCACGGGTGCCGCTGCTTGGTGAGGCCGTTTCGCTCGGCGATGGACTTCACGAGGCTCACCTTGATTCCGAACTGCTGCGCTATCTGCGCGTAGGTCATACCAGAGCTGGCAATCATGCGGCAGACGTTGCGCTCCTGCCTCTCAGTCAGCTTGCGCGGCACGGGCCACCTCCGCCTCGATTGCAGCGGCCAGCTCGCGCTGCCCGTTCTGCTCTATCTGCCAGTCGGAGGTTCCGGCTATGCAGTAGACCAGAAGGAGCACCACGATTGCCAGCACGGCAAAGGTCACGTCGTCGCGACGAACCTCTCCCACTCCGACTGCGCGACCCTGCGGCCCACGTCGGAGCCGTTCGGGCACTTGTACGCGAGCCTGCCGCCCGCCATAGCGCGGTAGATGCTCGACGGCGTGAACCCGCTCAGCTCGGCCAGCTCGGCCACGCTGTACCAGCGCTCCACGGCCTGCTCTTGGGTGCGGCCTTCGATTGCGTCCGCCCGCACGTACGTGACTCCGTTGATCGTGAGCTCGCTTGGCATGTCCATCCATTCGTCCTCCCTCCTGTGAGAGTGCCCGAGCGCCCGTCAGACGGCGCGCGACAGGTCAGCCTACCCACGACCGTTGGAAACTCCGGTCGCAGCTCGAACCGCGTCCGCGTAGCAAGGAGGTGGGAAAGAAACGCGGGAGCTTGGCTTCCCTATTTCGATGCGACGGCAGAGGATGCTGGTGCTGCCGTGTGCTCGCACCGGCGTGCCGCCTGTCCGACGCTCGGGCTTGGTATAATGGAGGGCGTTCCGGCCATAGTCAGTTGGAACGTCCGTTTTTCTTGGCTCTCCGCCAGTTGCCGCTGGTGGGGAGCTTATCTTTGGTGCTTTGTGTCGTCTCATGCGCCTATCGCTACCAACCGCGTCAGGATTCGACCCGCACCGGCCATGTGACGGTGCAGCCACCTTATGCGGACAACCCATACTCAGCCCGCACGAGACGTAACGCATTCACTCCGACCTCAATGGTTGCCTGCTCCGTGTCCCTCGGTGCAGCGTCGGCGGCGTTACCCGCCCAGGCATGCCTTTGCCCCAGCTACGTCGGTGTCGCTGGACTTCCCTCGGTGTGGTGGCCGAGGACCGTAAGAATCGCTTGGCAACTACCCTCGCGTCGTGGCACATGTACGTGGTAAGCGCTTGGGTGCGGTCCTTGCGGTTGCTGGCTTCCCAGCGGAGGATGGATTGGCTTGGTTCTGAGGGAGGGAGCTTCAAGTCATTCGTCCAGACGACGTGAAAGGAAGGACAGCCAATCCACCCTTCGACGGGAAACCCGCAACGATGCGGGTAACCAGCGCTAGTCCGACTCGCTAGCAGTCCAAATCTCGTATTCCTTGCAGCCCATCACGTCTGCGAGGTCGATAATCTCGGTGAGAAGCCAAGGACGCTTACCGTCCATCTTGTCGTAGAGGGAGCTGCGGCTGATGCCGAGCTTGTTCGCAAGGGTGGCTCTCGTCATGTCTGCGCCTGCCAGAAAGCGCTCGATGTTCTGCTTGATGATTGACTCCATGAATCCCTCTCTTTGCTTGAAAATTTGTGTCCGCAACTTCGGACATACTTAGTATTGTCCTAACCTGCGGACAATGCAACAATGAATTTGTCCTGTTTCACGGACACTACGGAGGATGAGATGACTTTCGGAGAGGTCGTTGAACTCTACCTGATGGAAATGGGGTTGTCACAGTCCGAGCTTGCGCGAAGGATGGGCACCGGAAGGCAGACCATCAACAGCATCATCAACGACAAGAAGCGGCTCGCGCCACGTCTCGACACGGCGATGCAGATAGCAGACGCCCTCGGGGTGCCGCTGCAAGAGATGATTGACAGGATGAAGTCCGAATAAGCGACAAGCCCCCAGCCGTCAAATTGGGGGCTTGCATCGAAGAGGGATTCTACCATGTCACGCAGACGAATGAGGGACGAATGGGGCTCCATCACGGAGGTCGAGCGCGGTAGGCGCTACCGAATCCGCTATTGGGGCAAGGATTCGTCGGGGGAGTACAGGCGGCGGTCCTGCACCGTGAGGGGGACGCGCAGGGACGCAGAGAAGAGACGCGCCGAGCTGATGCTCGACCACTCCGACGAGGCACCATGCCCGACTGTGGGGCAGGTGTGGGAGCGGTGGGCGCATCCTGCCTACGAGCGGCGCGTGGAGGACGGCGACCTTGCGCCGAAGTCCCTGCAGCAGTACGAGAGCATGTGGTCGGCCCACGTGTCGCCGAGGTGGGCTGACGTGCCGTGCGACTCCGTGAAGCCGCTTGGGGTGCAGCAGTGGCTCGACGGCATGGGGGCGTCACAGGCGAGCGACGCCATGAGCGTGCTGCGCCCGACGCTCGACTACGCGGTTCGATACGGCGTGATCGATACCAACCCGTTCAGGGAGCGCTACCTGATGCCGTCAAGAAGGACCGTACAGTCTAGGGACAAGGGGATATGGACGTACGACCAGCTTCATGATGTCTGGTGTTTCGTGCGCGGCCAGTGGCACGAAGGCGCGTTCCTCCTCGCGGCGTTCGCGGGGCTGAGGGTCGGCGAGTCGCTCGGCGTCCGCGCCGACGAGGTGTACGAGCATCGCGGGTGCGCGATGGTGCCCGTCAAGAGGCAGATGCCGAACCGTGGCACGAGCGTCACGGAGCGCCTCAAGAACCCGCAGAGCGAGCGGGTGGTGCCGGTGGCGGGGGTGGTCGGCAAAAGGCTCCTAGAGCTGTCTGAGGGCTCCACATGGCTATCCGGCGACGGCATGGGCAACCCGAACACGCAGACGAGACTCACGAGGGAGTGGGCGCGTACGTGCGCGGCGCTGCCTGACGGTCTGGCGCACCCTTACCGCAACCTGCGGAACAGCTACGAGACGAACATGCGATGGGTCATGAAGCTCCCACCGTGGGTGGTCGAGCCGCTCATGGGCCACCAGTCGAAGGGAGTCACGGGGCAGTATTACGACCGACCGACGCCGGAGATGCTGGCGGAGTCCGTGGCAGAGGCGTACGCGGCGTGCCGATATGACGCCCTCTGGGACATCTAAGGACGCGCGGAGATTATGCAGCCATTCTAGCTGCGATTATGTTGACCGCGCTATACGGTGCTATTTTACCAGTTGCTTATCGTCAGTTGCAACACGTCTCATACCTCGCAATATACATTCCATGTTTCCCATGTGTGGCATGTTTTGCGCAAATAGGGACGCGCTAGGGACACGGTGTTCGTTTCAACTTTGATGTGTCACTGTAAAAAAGAAACGCGGCGTTCCAACCATGCGTCCACGACTGGAACCCCGCGTTTGGCACGCTCCATGGCGCGTGTCATCACTGAGGCATTGTACCACGCTGCCTCGCAACATGCGTTTTCGGGCTGCATGTTCGCCAACCCCCGTGGTGGGGCCAATACAGCGCGGACTAGTCCGCCTGCTTCTTCATCTTACTACGTCTCGGCACGAACACGTCCTCGACGTGCCCGCAGTTGTGACACCTCGCGACGTACCATGTCCCGCCGCGTACGGTCCTGTCCGAGTAGGGGTCGATCCCGAACAGGCCATGACATCTGGGACATAGGTCTCGCTTGCGGTCCCTCATTGGACCACCTGCGTCCATATCGCCGCGACGAGCGCGATGACGAGCGGCACGAACGCGAGCAGAAGCATGATTCCGCCCACGTTTGCGGCCTCGTCGTGCTCGTCCTGATGGTACGGTCCGTCGCTCACTTCTCAATCCTCTCGACGCTGCCGAGGATGACGTAGCGGCGCGACCCCTTCGAGCCGACGTAGGTGCCCCACGCATATCCCTCGGACACGAGAAGCCCGTCGATGTTGACGGTCTCCCCTGGTTGGTAGGTGTAGGTGTACTCGGACTTGACCTTGGGCTGCGTGTGAACGCGGCTCTTGGCCTTGAACTTTATTGTCTGGCTCACAGGGAACACCTCCGGTTCTGCTGAGTTGCCATAACGGTAGATGCGCGACCAGTTGGACGAGAGCGGGTTGATCGCGACCTCGCGACCCGTCTGGTCGCCGGAGCGTCCGCCCAAGCCGCCGTTCTCGTCACTGAAAGCCTCGGCCTGCTTGGCGGAGCCCACGGCCACTCCCGTGTGTCCCTCGCGCCAGAGGATGTCGCCGCGACGGACCTTGGAACGGTCGAACGCCATGCGCTTGAAGCCCTGAGCCGTCAGCTCGGCGTCCTCGGTGCCCGTCCACATGTACGTGATGGGACGCTTGTACGACCCACTAAGAGCGACGTTGACGCACTGGCGCACCATATCAGAGCAGTCGATGTCGTGACCGGAAATCGTGACAAGGGAGCCGTCAGAGAGCTTGACGGTCTCCGCACTGCCGGTGCCGCGCTCGTACTGACTGTAGCCGTGTGCCGCGTGCGCCGCGAAGTGCTCGGACACCTGCGCAATCTTCTCTGGTACTGAGAGCACGGTTGGCTCACCCCCTCCTGTGATGCTCGGGTAGTCCTTGTAGGCGTAGGACTGGTCCATGTTCGGGTAGCCCGCTACGGTCGTGGGCCTAAGCATGTTGGTCTCGCCGCCGAACTGCCACATGCCGCAGTCGCATGGCTTGGCCTTGGTCCACGCGCACACCCACCAGTCGAGGGCAGCGACCTTGCTACCGCAAGGCTCAAGCAGCCACTTCCACGAGTAGACGCCGACGTAGTAGCCAGCGGCCTCAAGCGCGTCCGTGAAAGCACAGATGACCTTGGCGAGCGTGCCCGGTTGGTGGACGCTCATCTGTTGATGCGCACGCTCCTCGACGTCCACGTAGATCGGGTACTCAAACTGCTTGCCCTTGAGGAGCCTGATGCAGTACGCCGCCTCCTCCTTGGCGCGTGCGACGGTGGTCGCGCCCATGTACCAGTACGCGCCCACGGGCATGCCATCGGACTTGCAGTTGGCGTAGTTGGACTCCCACCTGGAGTCGGCGTAGAGGCCCACGTCTCCCCCGCCGCACTTGACGATGACCGCGCCGACGCCAGCCGCCTTGAGCTTGGGGACGGAGACCGCCCCGTCCCACTTGCTCACGTCGACGACGAACACGGCCACGGTTACTCCTCGGCCTTGGCCGCGTACTTGGAGATGCCCATGAGTGCGCAGAGGAAGGTGTAGATGGCGGAGATGGTACGCGCAATCTCGTCGGCATAGGGCCAGCCCCAGATGCCCGCAAGCGCGACGTAGAGCACCGAGACGGCGGGCATGAACACGGTGACAAATAGCTTGATTGCGTCGTAGATGTGGTCAGGGAGCAGGTAATTCATGGTGGGTCCTCCTAAATCTCCTTGTCGGGCAGCGACTCGATTCGTCGCATGTACCCGTCGATGAGCCCGTTGGCGTTGAGCGCGGCGTACTTCTCGTGCATGTCGTTGAGCGACGAGCGCTCCTCGGTCGTGAGCCAGCCGCGCGTTAGGTACTTTTCGATGTAGTGCAGGAGCGTGGTGCGCATGGTGGTCTGCGTGGCGTTCGTCAGGTTGTCCAGCTTACCGTCCTGACTGTCCATCAGCTCGATGACCTCCGAGCGCCACGAGTACCAGTCGGTGCGGTCCTGCGCGACGGACTTGAGCGCCTCTGCCTGCTCGGACAGGAGCCTGTCGACCTCCTGACGCCACTCGGCGTCCGCCTTGCGCTTGGCCTCGGTCTCGGCGTGCCGCGCGTCGGCGAGCTGGTCATGTCGCTTCATGCTTGAGTTGATGCTCGCGCTCGCCGCCGTGATGATGAGCGTCGAGACTATCGGCGCAAGCCAGCTGATGATTGGTGCAAAAGCCTCCATATGGGCGTCCTTTCAAATGAGGAAGGGCCACCTCCGAGGAGACGGCCCTTCCAGACTGGTGCGGCGTCGCGCTACACCATGTACGTCACGTTGAGCGGTAGCCACGTGCCGTTGCCGGTCGCGGTCATTGCGGCGGGGGTGTCGCCGTTGCGGTAGCGGCTCGCCGTGACAACGCCGGTGGCGTACTCTATGCGCAGCATCCAGACCGCCTTGCCGCTTCCCTGCTGTAGGCTCACCACGTCCGTCTTGGGTATGCACCCATCGGGGACCGTGCCGATGGTGAGCGTCCCGTCTGCGGCCACTTCCGCCGTTGGCTTCGCCGCTCCCGTGATCGTCACGACCGGACCCCACTTGCGTATCTTCGGCGTCCTCTCCGATGCGTGCGCGGTGGCCCCGCTCGAAAGCGTGAGGTTGGTCCACGGGATGTCGCCCGAGTGCACCACTCCCCTGCCACGTATGGTGAGCAGCCCGTCAGCGGCACCGATACCGACGCCGCCCATGTCGATGTTGGCGGGCGTGGCGGGAATCTCGCTTTGCGGGTACAGGCGCGGCTCGGCTGTGAACACCTCGTCCGTTCCGCTGTAGTAGAAGTAGATGGCCTCGTAGGTGGCCGACTCTATGACGTTCTTGCCGCCGTCGATGACCTTGTACAAGCCGCCGCCAACGTCGAGCAGCTGGTATCCCGTCTTGCCACCCTGCGGGTCGTACACGTCAAGTCCGTCAGTGGTGCAGCCGGATCTGAGGTATTCCTCGATGGTGAGGAGCTGGCTGTCCGTGTATCCGACGCCGCTTGGCACGGTGCTTCCGCCCATGTAGATGTTCGTCTGCCATCCGTCCGACGTCACGGAAAACAGGCGGTCGGTGGCATAGCGGATCGCGAAGAGCCCAGCCTGCACAACGCTGTTGAAGGCGTTGGCTAGCCCGATGCGCGTGCTCTCGCCGAACGTCGCCAGTACGCTCTGTCCGTCCATCACGTCGAGCGAGTCCTGATCGATGGTGACGTGCGCATTGCCGGTCATGCCGATGCGCGACGTGCTTCCGTATGCCGCCACGCTCGCGTCGTTCTGGAAGACCTCCATGCCGCTCGGCGTTATCTGCACCTTGTTGTGCTCGTCATCGCGCGGGTGGACCTCGATGCCCGATCCGCTGCTGATCTCCGTAACGTAGTCGATCGCGGTCGAGGACGCATCCTCGATGCCCTCGGCGATGGCATCCGGCTTGTACAGCTTCGTCTCCTTGTGGAGTCTGGTGAAGGTGGACATGGGAACTCCTTAGATGCAGAAGCCGAGGACTACGCTATGGCTGCTGTAGACATTGTAGTAGTCCAATTTGCCGGCGTTGAGGATAGCGCGGAAGGAGCCGTTCGAATAGGTCGACCGCAGCCACCACTCGGCGTCGGAACCTGACTGGTTGTACTTGATACGGCTTTTCTGATTGGGGAACAAGGCGCTATAAACTGGTCCGGTCTGCTCATAGCTGGTGGCACTAGAGACCTCCCTCGCGCTGGGAAGCCAAAGCTTGTCCTGCGTCTCTTGGTCATGCGTGATGGTCGACTCACCCGGCACGATGTAGTCGCTGTACTTGGTGACGGACTTGATGGCGCTCTGAAGCTCCGATGGAAGCAGGGCGAAGACTGTACTATTGAGATACGTCCGCATCTCGGAGTATTCCCAACCTCCATTTGTGCCGGTGCCTTGTGTGCCATCATCGGACGGGTTCATGCGCCTCCTCGTGTTGAGCATGTTCCTAGCTACGAACGTCACCTTTGCCTTGCCGCCAGACGCAAGGTCGTCAAGACCGAAGCCAGCTATCTGGGCGTAGACCTTGCCCTCGGTGCCGAGGTCGATGAGCTTCGTGTCACCGACCGCGTACTTGGCCTCGATTTGGGCTTGGGTCATGGCATCAAGCTCCGCCCAGCTCTCGGTAATAGTGTCGAAGCTGCTCAGCGGGTACTTGTCCAACGTGGTGATGAAGTAGTTCTTCCAATTCGTGTCAGCCTTGTACGTGGCGAGGAGGTCTGACGGGACGTAAATGGCACCTTCGCCTTTCGAGATGGGCGTGGACGTGAAGGCGCTAGTCGATGATAGCGTGGTCTTGGACGCGCCACGCAGAAGCAGGTGCGCGAGCTTGGCGTCGCCGCTGAAGGCGGCTGACGCGATGGTGCCGCCGCCTAGCATGTCCACGACCTCAAGGTTTGTGCAGTCCCCAAAGCCGTAGGACTCGACCGACTTACACTGGGACAACTTCACGTCGGTCAGGGCCGTGTGGTATCGGAGGCAATTCTTGCCGACATTGGTCACACCATCGTCCTCGAAGCTAGTGAGCGTGTCGGCAACCAATGCGTCCAGACATGCCTGCTCGCCCATGGTTTCTCTTGTGTTTGCCATTAGGTTCTCCTTTCGAGAGGTGGCCGGGCCACATGGACCCGGCCATTGGGTTTACAGGCAGAAGCCGATGACAACGCCACGTTTGTTGCTTGCGACGCTGTAGCTCACATAACCGCTGGAGTCGAGATACCAGAAGTTTGACACCGAATAGGCCGTCCGCAGCCACCAAGCGTTAGAAGAACCTGACTGGCCGTACTTGATTCTGCTATCCAGATTCGGGAACAGGTCGCTGTAAACTGGTCCGGTCTGCTCGTAGTCGGTACCACCGAATAACTCGCGTGCGCTGAGTATCCAGAGCTTGTCCGTGGTGGTCTGGTCATGAGTGACGCTTGAGCTTCCCGGCACGACGTAGTCGCTGTACTTCGTGATTGGCACAATCGAGCCACTCACGTAGGACGGAACAAAAGGCAGGATTGTGTCGTTGAGATACGTACGCATCTCCGAGTACTCCCAGCCGCCGTTCGCACCAGTACCTTGAGCGCCAGAACTGTTGGACGGGTTCATGCTTTCGTTTGTGGCGAGCATGCCCTTCGAGACAAACGTCACGTGAGACGTGTCCTCGTCGAAGGCCGCAATCTGCATCTCGACCTTGCCTTCAGAGCCGAGGCTCAGCGGAAGGGTGTCACCGATTGCGTACTTCTGCTTGAGGGTTCCATCGGAGATGGCCGTCTTGAGGGCGGTCCACTTCTCCTCTTCCGTGGGATGGTAGCCGATGGTGAAGCCGAAGACGACGCCAAAAATGGTGTTCGCGGAGCTGCTGCTCAAGTTGCCTTGGCTGTGGACATAATAGAAGTTGTAAGCCGAATAGGTCGACCGCAGCCACCAATAGTTGGCAGAACCTGACTGGTTGTACTTGAGTCGGCTGGTAGCGTCCGGGAATAGGTTTCTGTAATACTCCCCTTGCGTCTCGTGTGTGGTGCCTCCGAAGACCTCCTGTGCAGAGAGCAACCAGAGCTTGTCCTGCGTCTCTTGGTCGTGGGCGACGTTCGACTCGCCGGGGACGATGTAGTCGCTGTACTTAGTAACAACCGAGATGGAGGACTGAAGCTCTGACGGAAACAGCGCGAAGACATCCGTATTGAGGTACGTGCGCATCTCGGAGTACTCCCAGCCGCCATTACCGCCTGTTCCCTGCGTGCCGGAGCTGTTGGCCGGGTTCATGCGATGAGTCGTGGCGAGCATGCCCTTGGTGACGAACGTTAGACCAGTCGAGTCGACCTTCGCCACCTGCGCGTAGACCTTGCCCTCCGTGCCGAGGTCGATGAGCTTCGTGTCACCCACGGAATACTTGTTCGCCGTGCCGTTGTTCGTGGCCGCGATGATGTCAGTCCAAGAGTCTCGGATGGAGCTGTAGTCCGTGGTCGGGTACTCGGACAGCGGAAGAATGAGAAGCTTACTCCATTTTGAGTTGGCCTTATAGGTATCGACCAGCGCATCTGGCACAAAGACAGCCCCGTTACCATTGGCAATAGCTGTACTGCGAGCAAAGTCATATGAAAAACTACTCATGGCTGTCGAGCGGATAATGATGTTTTGCAGCATGCCACAGCTGTTAAACATGCCGCCCGGGAAAGTAAATGCACTCTCACTGGTAAAATCAACCGTAGTGAGCAACGAATCATTTTGGAATGCGGAGCTAGAGAACGAAGTCGCGCTTGTAGTGGCAGTGACAAGCTTTCGGCGTTCTGCAAGTCCGAAGGTTGCAATACTCGTTGCCGTATCGCTCACGTAGTCAGTTATCGTGCCCTCGACATACTGGATGACCACGCTGCGGGAGTCGCGGTACTGGGCGTAGAAGTCGGTGGCCGCACGGATGTTGGCGAGCACCTTGTCCCAGCCCGTGAACTCCCAGTAGCTCTGACCGTCAGGGTTCGTGGGCGTGGAGCCGCTGTAGACCGCCGCGCTTCCCTCCTGAACACGAGTTGTCTGCAACAGAGTGCCAGCACTGGACGAGGACGTGCCACTGTAGAACCGCACCTGATACGTCGGGATGTAGATGGCCGTATAGGTCGTGTCGCCCGTGATTGGTCCGACTGCGGGATTCCAACCAGTGGAGGTCTCGCCCTGATACGTCGGGGTTGCGCCGTTGTACGTGGGTGTGGTGCCGTAGGGAACGTTGGTATCCGTCTCAAGCGTCGTGTTGTCCGCGTTCTTCCACGTGACCGTGTAGGTGCGCGTGGTGGCTGTGTAGGCCGCGTACACCGAGCGGTCCGCGCCGACGCCCTGCGTGGCGGTCGGGTCAGCCGTGGACTGGTCGGTGTAGCGGGACCAGCCTGCGAACGTGTAGCTGTACTGGGCCGTGCTGGTGCGGGTCGGGGTGCCGTCCCACGTGCCGTTGCCGCCGTCCGTGACGGTCTCGGTGTGGAGCAGCGTCTCGCCGTCCCAGCTGTAATAGCTGAGCGCGGAGCTGATGTGCTCGTACTCGATGGTCACGTCGGGATAGCGTGCGTTCATCTCCGCCAGCCATGCGCCTGTGATGGTGCCGAGTCCTGTGATGGTGCCGGACACGACCGCGTGATCGAGGTTGTTGCCCGCCTCGTCAAGCCCCTGCATGGTGTCCAGGTAGTCGAAGAAGTCCTCAACGTCGTCGGTAGACTCCGCGAACGCGACGAAGCCGATGATGCGGACGCGGCTGTTGGCGGTCATCTGGTCGAGGATGTCGAGCACGGGGATGGCCGAGCTGCTGTTCTCCACGCGGAGCGTCGTGATGGAGGAGTAGTCGTTACCGTCCATGTCGAAGCTCGTGATGGCCGCTTGGTTCTGGACCGTGAGGTTGGTGATGGTCGATGGCAGGGAGAGCGTCTTGAGGATGCCGCCAACAGGAAGCGAGACGGACGTGACCGCCGTGCCGTCGAGGTAGACGTGCTCGACGTTGGTGGCACCGGAGAGGTCCACGGTGCCGTTGAGCGAGGTGCAGTTGCGTGCGTCAACCGTGCCGAGCAGGACATTGTTGCCCACGACCAGCGTGGTGAGGTTCGGATTGGTGTAGCCAACAGCCGCGTCTCCGACTTTGATTGACTGTAGGCGCGTCGCGTTCGCGAAGTTCGCGAGGCCCACCTTCAACGGGGACAGGTCGCCGACAGACGCAAGTTGCGACGCCGAGAAGACGATCACGTTGGCGTCGGTGATGTCGCCACTCATTGGGCACGGAAGGACGGTCGGGGTGCCACGGTGCCCACGGTCGATTGAGGTGTAGGACTCCCAGCGGACGGTCGGGTAGATGTCCGCGTACGGCGTCACTGTGATAGGACCCTTCGCGTAGGCGCGGAGGTTGATGATGTCGGTGAGCGCGTCGCCCGCGACATACTTGGAGTCGATGTAGCGGAACCTGTTGTAGAGCCACCACTTGCGTTGCTCGGCCTTGGAACCCTGAGCCATCATGAGGTACGCGCCTTCGCCGTTGTCCACGAGCGGGTCGATGTACTTGAACCATGCGTCCTCGTTGAAGATGGCCTCGGGCCACTTGGCCTGGTGGGCCTCGAACGCCTGCTCGACCAGCGCGTAGCTTATCGCGCCCGTGGAGCGGAGGGACTGGTACATGGACGCGAGCTCGCCGGGGAAGGCGTCGCGGAGGTTGCACCACATGACGGAGTTCTGGCCGTTGTAGACGTTCGCGCCGTCAACGGTGTCGGTGTCCTCAAGCGAATAGTCGAAGACCAGCTCGCCCTCGTTGTTGATGCCGATGGCCGAGTCGAAGTCGTACGGGAGCCAGCACCACTTGTCCCCGCCGATGAACGACGGGAAGGCGTTCTTGGCGCGTGAGTCCACCATCAGGAAGAGCTCGGTGAACAGGTAGTAGAAGAAGGCCGAGTCCATCTCGAAGTGGTCGGGCGCCTCGGTCTTGAACTTGGCGAGCCTGTAGGCTGCGTTGTCGACGGTGTGGGTCTCGCCGTCCACATCCACGTAGGACTCTGCCAGCGCGTCCCCGGTGGCCTGCTCGCGGTCCGTGGAGACCAGCCACGCGGAGAGCGCGGCGAGGTTCTGCGGGTCCTCGTTGCCATCTGGGTAGCGGCCCTCGAAGTCGTTCTGCCAGTCGGAGCCAGTGAAGTCGGCGCTCTTGAAGACGGTGCGGAGGGAGTTGTTGTTCAGGACCTCCCACGACTCGTCGCCCTCGGCGAAGCCGAAGACCTCCTCGGTGCCCTTGTCGTTGTTGGCGTTGTACTTGCCCACGAAGGTGACCGACGAGCCGTTGTCCCAGAACATGACGATGGGAAGGCCGTCGATGCCCTGGCGCACGCGCGGGTCCGCCTCCTGCGGCGGGGTGCGGTACGGCACGGCGTCGTTGTAGAGCCTTGCCAATTCGACGTTGTTCGCGCCCTCGGACGATGCCACGTCGGCCTTGTAGGTGAAGGTCTTGGTCGGCACCGAGTCGGAGCGCAGCGCGTAGCGGGACTCGTCGGTGCCGCTCTGGGTCATGTGGAAGCCGCCGCTGTACTTGACCTTGTAGTTCTTTCGCGGGTAATACTGCGATGACGTGCCCTGCACGTCGATGGAAGCGCCCTCGAAGCTGTAGGACTTCGCGGGGTTCACGGGGTCAACGTAGTAGCCGGAGACCGTCTTCTTGTCACCCTTGTACTGAGGGAGCTGCGGCGCGGAGACGACCAGGTAGGGCAGGTCGGTGGGAAGGTTCTCGATGGTGACCTTGCCGTACTCGTCGTAGACGTCGTTGTGGTAGTAGCGCTCAAGCATGAGCGTCACGTCCTGCGTGTCCGCGATCCAGTTGTCGAGGATCTGGTAGCGGGTGAGGTCGTTGTCGTAGACGCGGATGTTGTAGAGGTCGATTGCGCAATCCGAGCTGCCGATGGTGATGTTCACCGGAACCTGCTGCTGGAAGTTGTCGTTCGCGGGGTACTGGACCACGCCGCTCATGATGCCGTTGATGTAGAGCATGAGCAGGCGGTTCTCGTTGCGCTTCTCGGCGACGAAGGAGACGCGCACGTGCTCGTCCTCCTTGTACTGCGTCGAGATGCTCGACTGCTCGGACGCGAGGAGCGCCCTCTGGGCGGTGAGCTTGAAGCCACGGTCGCCGGACCAGCAGGTGATTACGACCGCGTCGTAGTCGTACACGTCGTGCGTCGCGAACTCGAACTCAAGGGTCTTGCCCGTCGAGCGGAAGTCGGTCGCGAAGGGCTGGTACGGAACGGTGACTCGGGCGTCGTTCGCCACGCGGAGCGCCGTGAAGCCGTCCGCATCGGTGGTCCAGCCGTCAGACGTGAAGTTGAAGTCGGTGAGGGTGCAGGACACGTGGTTGTCGGCGTCCTCCCAAACCTCGGGATGGGCCTCGTCGTTGGAGCGGCCATGGCTTGTGAGGTACAGCGACAGGTTTGCCGTCTCGGCCTGCACGTCCACGTCGGACTCGGTGACGGTAAGCTCGAAGGTCTTCGAGATGGTCCCCGTTGCGATGGAGAGGGTCAGCTCGCCCATGTCGTCGCAGCGGTACGACCACGTGTGCTCGGTGCGGTCCACGGTGAGGGACGCGACCTCGTCCCCGTCTGCGGACAGAATTACCTGCGAGGTCAGGCTGTTGGGCGTGTAGACGGTGTACGGTATGGAGAGCGTCTGGTACTTCATAGCCGTGTCGGCGCGGAACGGCGTCGAAATGATAGGCACGTTGGACTCGGGGTTCACGACCACGAGCGAGTAGTAGAGCTCGTTCGAGCGCACGAGGTTGCCGTCGACCATGGCCGTGAAGTAGACCAGAAGCGTGTGGGCGCCGTGCGCGAGCGCGGAGAGCGCCTGCGTCTGCTGGCGACCGGAGGTGGTGACCGTAGCCATGTCGTCTATCTCGCCGTCCACCACGAAGTAGACGGTCTTCTCGACCGCCCCGACCGGGGTGTAGGTGTACTCGATGGACGCGCCCGCAGCGAAGGTGCCGGACGTGTCGAAGCTGGAGGACACGGTCAGCTCGACGGCGTTGACGGTGAAGGTAATGGTGCGGCTGTTGTCGTAGACGTCGCTGACCTTCAACTTGACCTTGTTGGTTCCCGCGGCGAGCCACTCGCCCACATTGACGGACACGGAGCCTTGGGCCACGGTCCTCGTGAGCTTCGCGGCGTTGTTCACAGTGACGGTGAGCGAGCCGTCGCCCGTGGGCATATCGTCCTCGGTCGAGGACCACGTGACGCTGAGCACGCAGTCTGCCCCGACGCTCACGGTGCCGGAGAGCCATCCGGTCTCGTTGGTGACGGCGAGCACGGCGTTGTTGCCGCCGCCACCGCCTCCCCCACCGCCGCCGCCCGCGATGTAGATGCCGTTCTCGGAGCGGACGCCCTTGTAGGTCGGGTACACGATGTTCGTCTCGGGGTCCTGCTCGAGCCCGAGATCGTCAGGCTCGACGGTGTGCTCCGCCAGGTCGGCGAGCCCGTCTGCGGTCTCGGCGACCTGGTCGGAGAGGGTCTTCAGGTTGTACTTGTGTGCGCCGGACGTGGCGTTGTCCGTCATGATGTAGGCGTCCGACGTTATCTCCGACTGCTCGGTGAGGTCGGTTATTCGCTTGGTGCCTCCCGACATTCTCTCTCCTTAGTCTCTTCCCGCCGCTTCGCTCAGAAGCCACTCGCCGACGATGGTGTCGGCCTCGTCATCCTGCATCTCGTCATCCTCGTCGTCTATGAGCGCGAAGTGCAGCACGTCGTCCACGCCGCCGATGACCGATCCGTTGTATCCTGCTCGGCTCGCGTCGACCGCCATCGTCCTGCCGTGCCCGAGGAAGGTGTCGCCCGCCTCGGTCCGCAGCCACCAGCAGAAGAACTCTGGGTCTACCTGGTCGGTCACCTCGGTGGCCCCACGGAACAGGTGGGCCGTGAACGTGTATGTCGTGACGCCCGTCACGGGGTCGGTGGCGACGGTGAACTCGTGGTCGTAGTGGAGCGCGTCGGACGCGCCCAGCATCTCCGAGAGCGGAACGCCGTCGAAGCGGACGTTGCTGCCGCCTATAACGATGGAGTCTGGCGATCCGTCCTCGTCACTGTCGTAGTAGAGGATGTAGGCGTCCTCGCCGCCTATGTATTGGGGCCGCGAGCTGTCGAGCGTGATGGACTCTCCGTAGGTCGCGACGAGGTGGCCCGAGCCGTCGAAGACGTACATTCCGTCAGGTGCGAGCAGGGCCTTGTATCCCGCCGCGTACTGCTCGGACGTGGCATCTCCCAATCCGGACGGGAGCACCCACAGGCCCGCCGACGTGACCGCGAGGTGAGCCATGATGTACTCGGTTTGGCTCTCGGAAACGTCGAGGACGTACCACCTCTGCGCCTTCGGGTTTCCCGTTGGCTGCGCCACGGGCACGTAGTCGCCGTCGACCAGCTCGAAGTAGACGCGGCCCGCCACAACCGCCGTGTCGGTTGTCGGGACGTACGACCCGTGCTCGGAAATCCACGTGATCGTGCCTGCCACGTCCTCCACGACGGACAGTTGCGTGAGCGCGTCGTTGGATGCCCTGAGCGCCGTGTTCGCGCTCGTCTTCGCCTGCGACGCGCTCTCCTGCGCCTCGGTCGCGGCTTCGTTCGCCTGAGCCGCGTCGGCTATCGCCTGCTGGGCCGACCGCTCAGCCTGTGTAGCGCTGTCCTGTGCCGCGTCGGCTGCGATGCTCGCCCGCTGCGCCTCCCTCTCGGCGAGGTCAGCCGCGTCGTGAGCCGCGCTAGCGTAGCCAATCGCGTCGCTCGCCTTGCGGTCGATGGGCTCGACTATGTTCATGACCCTGCTGGTGCCGATGGATGGGCTCGACGGGTTGCCCGTGATGGAGAGCCGCCCGTTCTCTATGTGATAGCCGACGACATCGTTCGGATGCACCTCTGCGTTGACGGTGCCGTTAACCGGCGTGCGTATGTCGGAACCAGGGATGTTGACCCATATGGTGCCGTCCGCGTCCCTGCTCATCACGACGGCGGTGCCGTCTCTCGTCGGTTCGGTCCTGCGCCTGCCGTCTATGGCCTTCCTGAGCCGCCACGCCACTGCCGAGGTTATCTGGTCCATGCGTGCACCTCCCTGCGTGACTCCTCCTCTACGGTGATGCCGCGACCGCATGCGAGCGACTGTCGCACCACGCGAAGGTCTCCGTCCAAGCCGACGCTCGCGATTGAGCCGCGCACGACGGAGTACGGATGGACGTTGGGCCACCATTCCCTGCTGTACGTGCGTGAGTCGTAGACCATCGACTCTTCCTCGAGGCGTCGCTGAGCGTAGGCAAGCAGCGTCTCGCCATTGACCCTCGTGGGGGACTCGTCGCGAACGTCATGGACCCATCCGCGCGCGACGGTGGATGTCACGGAGTTCGGGTCGTCGTTGACCGCAACGGCCTCGTCGCCGCCGTCGCTCGCTATGTAGCGGTTCGGCACCTCGCTGTAGTCGAGGTCGTGATGGATTAGCGTGTGCAGCATCCTCGCGTGGGCCATGTCGAGCGTCATGTCGGGCTCGGTTGGCTTCGGCATCACCGAAACCGTGCCGTCGCCTGCGACCTGCAGCACGTAGCCGCCAGCATCGAGCACCTTCCAGACTGCGGCAAGGACCTTTGTGCCGTTGTCAAACACATGGTTCTCGTCAAGCGTGAAGCGCCCGCTGGTCTCGACGGGCGCGTTGATGCACGCCCTCAGCAGGTCGGCGCAGAACGCGACGCCATCGACACCTGCGGGCGCGTAGCTCCCCGTCTCGAGCTCGGTGACGGACGCCGGATAGAGCACGGAGCGACCAAGCACCTCGCGCACGTCAACGCCTCGGTCAACGTCGCCGGAAATCGAGCAGCACAGCAGCGTGCAAACGTCCACGCGCTGAGACTCGTCGCCCTGCGTCGCCGTCATGACGACGCGATAGTAGCCCTCCTCGAATGCGTTGCCGATTGCGGCGTCAACGGTCATCGAACCGCGCTCGAGCAGCGGCGCGTCCTCGTCGCACGTCCTCTCGACGGTGACTTCGGACACGCCGCCCAGAAGCTCGGCGTCCGCCCACGTCCTGCGGTCCACTCGGTAGACGCGCCAGCTCGCACGGTATCCTGCGGACCAGTCCATTAGGGCTCCTCTTCTTCCTCTTCGTCACGATCGGGAAGCAGGGCGCGGAAGTCGTCGGTCAGGTCAACCTCGGTCGCCTCGAGCTGAACGGCGAGCGCGGCGTCGCGCCTCGCGCCGCCGATGTTGCTCACGGTGACGTTGGCTTGGTACGCGCACCCGTCAGGCGTCCTCACGAACACGGGTCCGGCGTATCTGGCGAGCCGCCTGACCGCAGCCGCCTTCTCCTGCTCCTTGATTCGTATTAGGTCGGTGCTGAACCCGCCCGTGCGCATTACGCCGTCGTTCCAGTAGCCGTCTATGCTGCCGTCGAGCTTGCGTCTGGCCTCGAAGTCCTTCTCGTAGCCGTCAGCGATGCTCAGGTTCCACGGGAGCTCGATGTAGGAGTCGCCGAAGTCGATTCTGAGGTCGCGTCCGGCCATGCTGTACTCGTAGTCGAGCCAGTCAACGTCGCCGTCCACGGTGACAATCGCCACGCGGTAGGCCGTGCCCTCGCCGCCGTAGGGCGCGAAGGGGTCGATGACCGTCTCGGTCAGCCCGCACCCTTCGGCGATGAGGTACGCGCCGTCTGGGGTCACGCGGTAGACGTTGTACGTCTCGGTGCCGAGCGCACCCTCTGGCGGAGCGAGCTTGATGGTGCACTGGCGCACGCGGTTGCCATCAGCGTCGGTGGCGTCGGACGGGGTTATGACGATGGGCGCTTCCGTCCCGTCGTCGTCCATGCTCGGCGCTTGGTTCGCCCACGCGACTGACAGCGGCAGCACGACCGTCTCGCCGGAGAGCCCCGTGTCGTTGTCGATGGGCTGCACGAACAGCGTGTAGTTGCCGCCGTCGAGAATCTCCATGCCGCGCGGCGCGTCTATCGACGCCGCGTACGTGGTGCCGGACAGCTCCCACGGTGGCGTGAGGTACTCCTGCCACATGACATCGCCCGCCGTCTGGGCCATGTGGACCAGACCGTCGCCGCCGTTGCCGCCCGTCATGGCCCCGTCCTCGCCGTAGCTTCCGGCGCGGAGAATGACGGTGACGTTGGCCTGCACGTTGCACGAGAGCGACACGGGGAAGCCCTGCTCGGTCACGACATCGCTCACGGTCGCCGAGAGCACCGGAGGGTCGGTCACGCGGAGGCACACCACGTCGGACGTGACCAGCGTGCCGCCCGTACCCATGCGCAGGGCAAGGCCAATCTCGCCGTTGGCGTCGAGCCTTCCCGCGAGGTCGGCCCACTTCACGACGCAAGCGCCAGCCGCGTCGGTGCCGCTCGCAATCCACGAGTCCTCGCCGATGGTGTACTCGCGCTCGCCCGTCACGGGGTCAACCACGGTGTATTGGGTGCCGTAGAGCAGGTACCACTGCTTCTGCGCGGCCTCGGAGTCGAACGTCCACGAGAGCGGGAGGTCGCTGCCGCGAGCTATCGTGGTCGGAGCGTTCAGCGACACGGACGTTGGGGACGAGACGGGAATCGCCGTCAGCGTCTCGGAGTATCCGCCGAAGCTGCGGTCGCCGTCCTCGGGGTCGAGGTAGCGCCTGCCGCGCACGTAGTATGTCTCGCCCTGCTCCAAGTTCTGAACGTGGAGCTCCAGCGTGCCGACGTACGCGGTGCCAGATATCGTCTCCGCGCCGTCGTTGCGGTCGGTCTCGTAGGTGTCGGGCTCGCGCGTGGAGACCCAAGCCTTCTCGTCGCTCGACCAGCTTACCTCGGTTCCGGTGTCGGGGTCCGCGCTCTGCGTCCACGCGAACTTCGCGACGAGCGAGGTGCCGTCGTCGCCGCTCACGAGGGAAAGCAGGTGCAGGTTGTCGCTCGCCGATGCGGGGTCGATGTAGAGGTCCGTGACCTCGACGGGCGCTGAGTAGGTGTAGAACAGGTTCTCGTGGCTGTTCCAGCTCTTTACGCGAATCCACGTGTGTTTACCGCGAATCGGCGAAAGTTCGGCCACAGCGAGTGACAGGCCGTCGCACTCCCCGTCGTCTATCGCGTCGGTGTTCTCCCAATCGTCGCCCATCGCGACCGCCTGCTCGGGGGTGGCAGCATCAGTTGACACGAGCTTCTGCAGCCTGACGCCCGTGGTGGGCTTGGTGGCGCTCTCCATCGTGTCGATAGCCGCCGTCACGCGACCGCTCATGTCGGCCACGCCGCTGTCGAGCTTGTCAACGCTGACGCCATTGATGGTCGCCGCGTTCGGGTAGGCGATGACGATGCTCTTGCTCGCGGACTTCTTGCCATCGACGCTCTCGGTGGTGCCCGTGACCACGACCTTGACGTACTGGTTCGGGCCGAGCATGTAGCGGTCGGTAACGTCGATCACTACCTTGTCGTTGTCAGGCGTGTCCTCGTCCCACTTCTTCGACGTTCCGGTGAAGTAGCCGCCCTTCTTCTGGATGCGGTCGGCTCCGGTCAGCCGCGTGTCCGTGACCGTCGCCTGCCACGCGGTCCTGATGCGCGGCGCGGTGGTCTTTGACCCGTCGTAGGCGTCAATCTGGAAGTAAATCTCGCCGGTGTCCGCGTCGTGCTCCAACGCGGAGACGGTCGGGGCCTTCGGGTTGCCGAAGCTGTAGGAGTCTCCGGCCCCCTTCGTGGCGTAGCCAATCTTGTTACCCGCGTAGACCTTGTACGACACGCTCTGCAGCCTTCTCGTGCCGCTCGGCCAGAAGTCGGCTTCGGTCCACGTGTCGCCCTGCGAGTCGGTGAAGTTGCGCGGGTTGAAGGCGTTGGTGGTTGTGCCGATGGGCTTTCCGGCCAACACCTTCTTCCGCGTGTGCGTCTTTCCCTTCGCGTCCTTCCACATGGCGGACCACACAATCTTGAGCTTGGTCGCGCGGCTCTCGCTGCTCTGCTTGGTGAGCGCGGAGCCCACCTTCCACTTCGCCGTCATGACGGTGCACGACGGCGCGACGTTGCTCTTGGCGCGGCTGATGGACGGATTGGAGACAACCTTGCTCGGCTTCTTCTTGGTCTCGGTCGGTTTGCTTGGCATGTCCCCTCCCTACAGTCCGAGAAGCGTGAGCTTACGCGTGATGGCGTCCGCGACCTCGTTCGGGCTCGCGACGCCGCTGACGTTGACCGTTATGTAGTTGCCGCCGCCGCTGCCCTCCATGCGCCTTGCCATGCCGTCCGCGATGGCGTCGGCGATGGGGAGCATGAACCTCTTGTTGGTGAGCGGCACGACCGCGCCGCCCGTGGCCCAATTGGCGACGGCCTCGATGCCGTCCTCGCCTATCCACCCTTGGTTGGTGAGCGTCGGGCCGGTGGCGATGTAGCCGCTCGCGTGCTCGGGAATGACTGGTCGGCTGTTCATGCCGCCCGTGGCCTGCTTGCCGCTGCGCACCGTCTTTTCGTAGATGGTGACGGTGGCCTTCTTGCCGTCGATGTCCCGCATGTTGCGGCTGATGTAGCTGATGGTCCCCGATGCGTTGTCTCTGAGGTTGACGGTCGGGGTCGCGGTGGTCTTTCCGAGCTTGTCCACCTTGCCCTGCACCGAATCGACCTTCTTGCTCGCGCCGTCCTTGGCGTCGAGCTTCGCGGTCGCCTTCTTCTTGCCGTAGTCGTCGGCCTTCTTCTTGGCGTCCTGAGCCTTCTTGAGGGCGTCCTTGTCGTCCACGTAGTAGGCGGTGATAACCTCGTCGGGAATCTCCGCGATGTCGTCCTTGATGTCGTAGACCTTGCCCTGCTCGTCAAAGATGGAGCCGTTGTCGGTGATGTAGAACTCCTTGCCATCGACCTTCATGGCGTCAAGACCGGCTATGAGGGTCATGGTGTCCTCGAGGTTGCCGCTCGCGGAGTCGTACATCGCTTGGAACGCCGCCGCCGTGACGCTGCCCATGTTCTCGGCAGCTCCTGGGGCCGCTTCCAACGCCGCGTTCCACGTCTTCATCTTCACGTCGCCCTCTTCGAGCGTCGATACGATGTCGCTCATGGAGCTGCCCGCGTCGCTGAACTCGGAGACCAGCTTGCTCATGTCAACCTTGTCCATCTCCTTCGCGGAGACGGATATCGCCGATAGGCTGTCTGTGATGGCGTTGAAGCCCGCGTCGGACTCGCCGACCTTCTCCGCCGCGTCGGAGAGCCGCTTCATGTTGCCGCTCACGTCTGCCACGACGGTCTCGCTGCGACGCTCGTACTCTGCCTGAGCAGCCGCCGCGTCCTCGATGGCCTTTTTGGACTCGTTCATCCTCTCGGTGGCGTCGGAAATCCTGCCGTCGAGGTTGTTGACCACCTCGCTCGTGCGGTCGAACTCGGTCTTGCTCTCCTCGAGCGCGTTCTTGGTGTCGCGGATGTGGTTCTTAAACGCGCCTTCCGCGAGGTCGGCCCTTCCGGTCTTTTCGATGTAGTTGTCAATCCAGTCCTGCTTGCCAGCTTCGGTGCGCAGCGTCCTGTACTCGGCAGCGAGGTCGTAGACGGTCTGTCGCGCGTCCTCCTGCTGGCCTATCGCCTTCGCGTAGTCGTCGCTGTAGTACTCGATGAGCGCCTGCTGCTTGCGGAGCTCGATGTTGGCCCTGATTACGTCGGTGTTCTTCTGAATCTTGCCGGTCTCGGTGTCGATGATGTTGCCGTACTCGTCGAGGCCGTAGTTGGTGCCGCAAGCGTCGTTGACGCCCTGTATCGCCGCCGCGAGCTTGTTGGTCTCGTCCTGCGAGAGCTCGGCCTTGCCGCCGAGCGTCTCTATGGTCCTCGCGTAGCTCTCCAACGGCCCCGCGTAGGCGTCGTACTGGCGGTTGGAGTCCTCCAACGTTTGAGCTAGGTCCGCGAGCCTGCTGTCTGCCTTGCCCGCGTACATCATGAGCTCGTCTATGGACGCCTTCGCGTTGTCGATGCCGCCAACGGACTCGTTGGACACCCTTCCGATGCCCGCGATTGCGCTGGTGAGTCCCTCGGTCGCGGCGATGTGGTCCTGATACCGCTTGTACAGCTGGTACAGCGCGTAGCTTATCGCCGCGATGCCCGCGAGGATTGCGCCTGCCGCTAGTCCCTTCAACAGCGTCGAGCCGAGGTCCATGCCGACGAGCTTAACCTTGTCCATCGTTTTCATGGTCCCGTCAAGCGCGGAGCTGATGTCCTTGCTGCCGTGCTTGTAGGCGAGCTTCACGAGGTTCATCCCCGATGTGGTCTCCTTGAACCAGTCGCCGAACTCCTTCCTCGCCGTGCCGAACGAGCCAGCGACGGACAGCAGGGGGCCGATTGCGAAGCCGATGCCGCCTGCCGCGACAACCCACTTCTTAGTCTCCGTGGTGAGGCCAGAGAACAGGCTTGTCGCTTCCTGCAGGACGCCGGTGATGCTCTTAATCCACGGCACGGCACCCTCGCCGAGCTCGGCGAACATGTTCTGCGCCATGTTCTTCATAATCTGCATCTGGCCGGAGAATCCTTCGGCCTTCTTCTGCGCCTCGTTTGCGGCGTCGCCCGCCTTTCCCCACTGGTCGGAGACGCCGTTCCATGCGTCCTCGGACATCTCGAGGTTGTCGTTGAGACCGCCGATGGTCTGCATCAGACCCTCGATTGCCTGCTTCTGGCGGACGGACTTGATGCCGAGGTCAACGAGTACCTTGTCTGCGGAGCCGCCCGCGCTCTCCATGTCTTTCAGACCCTCGATGAACGCCTTCAACGCTGCGGTCGGGTCGTCCTCCCACGTCTTTGCGAACTCGTCTGCGGACATGTGGGCAACGTCTCCGATGAGCTGCAGGTCGCCCTTCGCGCCCTCCACGGCGTCGTGGATGGTCGCCGCCATGTCCTTCGGTGCCTTCTCCCAATCGTCCGTGAACTCCTCGACGGTCTTGCCGGTCAGGCTCGCGAACACGGTGAGCTTGTCGCCGCCCTCCTCGACCGCCGCCTTGATCGCGTCGAAGCTGGTGTCCATCGTGCCGCCAGCCGCCGCAACAGCAGTCTCCATGTAGCTCATGGTCTTGCTGATGGCGGTACCTGCGGCCTCGGCGCGCTGGCCGGTGCTTGCGATGGTGCTGGACCATGCGAGGATGTCGCTGCCGCTCATGCCGACGATGGAACCCATCGAGCCGATGCGCTCCGCGATGTTGGTAATCTCGGTCTCGGTGGACGCACCGTTGTTGCCGAGGCGCACGAGGGCGTCGGAGAAGCCAACATAGTCGTCCTCGCTGAGCTGCAATACGTTGGAGAGGTGGCCCAATGCGGTCGCGGCACCCTCGGTGTCTAGGTTGGTCGCAACGTCGATGTTTGAAATGACCTCAGCGAAGGTCTCCAGGTTCTCCGTGGCGATGCCCAGCTCGCCGCCGATTGCCTCGATTTGGAGAATCTGGTCGGC